GCCAACCGCACGGTGACCTACAGCTTCCGCACCTTCAACGACCTGACCGTGAACAAGGTCTGAGTCTTGCCCGGTTAGTAAGGAATGACGGAGGGGGGGCCGCAAGGCCCCCTCTTCTCTTTGGAGGACGCCTTGGATTTCGAGCTTCTGATCGCCCGCATCATTGCGGGTTGTCTGCGCTTCTCCGTCGACGGCAAGCGGTACCTGATCCGCCAGCCAGGCCGTTTGCGTCGCTACAAGGCCCAACAGGTCTACCAGGAAGCCCTGGCTGAGGGTTTGGTCGACGAACTCTACAGCGATGACGAGATAGACGCCCTGATGCGTTCCAGCGGTCTCTGGGATGATGAGCGCGAGAAAAAGATCGAGACGCTCAACAAGGATATCGAGAAACTGAAAGTCGGCCTCTTCAGGGCTTTCTTCAAGTCCAAGGAGCGGGATTTCTCACGGAAAGCTCTTCAGGTCGCCAGGATCGAACTCGCCTCCCTCTACAACCAGAAGAATGTCTACGCGTCGATGGGCGCCAGCGGTTTTGCGCAAGTTGCCCGCACCCGTTATCTGGTCGGCAGTGGCTTGTTGGACGACAAGGGCAAGCGGGTCTGGAAAGGTGACGATTTCTACAAGGGAAACGACTCCCTGCTGGACGAGGCCGTGACGACCTATTCGGACGCCCAGATATCCGATTCCGCCATGCGCGCCATCGCCCGATCCGACCACTGGCGTTCGGTCTGGAACTGCAAGGCCAACTGCCTGGATATCTTCGGTAAGTGCGCCGTTGATCTGACCGAGGAACAGCGCAGCCTGCTCTCCTGGTCGCAACTCTACGACAATGTCGCCGAACACCCCAATCCGCCGCATGACGACATCTTGAAAGATGACGACGCGTTCGACGGGTGGCTGATCATCCAGCGCAAGGAGCGTGAGCGCCAACGGAAGGAAGCCACAGCCGAGGCCGTGCTTTCCGGGATGAAACTGCCCGACTCCGGCGAGATCTTCCTGGTCGCGGAAACCGACGAGGACCTGCAAAACATCGAATCTTTGAACAGCCCCCAGGCTGCCGCGATTAAAAGAGAGAGACTGGCACACATCGCCAAAAAGGGCGAGGTCGAGGAACAGCACATGCCCGACTCCCGTCGGGAGATCATGATGATGGCTCAGCGGTCCCTGCCCGGTCAATAAGGAGGACCCCCGTGGATGCTTATAACCAGATGGAGGCCGCTGCGGACGCGGCCCGTCGGACGGAGGAGGAAGCCGCCAGGAACCACGAGCGCAATTCACGCGTTCGTCTCCAGAGGATTCTTTCCACGAAAATGCGAACCGCTTTCATCGGCGCCCTGAGCGCCGTGGAACAAAGCTTCGGCGAGTTGTGGGGCCACAACGCTACGCCGGAGCAGCGGGAAGCAGCCAAGGAGAAATGGAAGCAGATCTGGGAAACCTGTCGCTCCTCGATCCTGAACAACGGCAACGCCCAGCTGCGTGCCGTCGAATCAGAACTGGCCCAATACACGGTTAGCTGGAACCGTTGTCAGAAGACCCTACCCGTGGAGGAGGAATCGTGAGCGCCAACAAGAAGACGTTTAAGGTTGAGATCGGTGGCAAGGAGGTCGATTTGGCCGTCCTTCGCCCCAACGCCAAGCAGCGCCAGGAAGCACAGAAAGTCTACAACAAGGCTTTCCGTGAGGCGGTCGAGTCCGGAGCAATCCTCCGGGCGAAGATCGAGAGCGTGATGCGCGAACAGAAGCTCTGGGACGACCACAAGGAAGCCGAGCTGCGCAAGCTCCAGGCTGCGATCGGCGACAAGGAACGCAAGGTCCGCTCCGGCGGCATCAAGCTGTCCGAGGCACGCGATCTGGCCATCCAGCTTCGCCGTGACCGGGCCGAGCTGCGCAGCCTCAATTCGGAGCGCATGAGCCTGGACAACAACTCGGCGGAAGCCCAGGCCGACAACGCCCAGTTTAACTACTGGGTATCGGTCTGCACCGTCCACGCCAACGACGGCAAGCCCTACTTCAGGTCTTACGAGGAGTACATGACCAAGGAGGATGACCCCGCCGTCGGCCCCGCCGCATCCGCCCTGGCCAAGATCATCTACAACCTCGAGGACGACTACGAGAAGAAGCTCCCCGAGAACCAGTTCCTGGTCAAGTACAAGTTTGCCGACGAAACCCTCCATCTGATCGACAAGCAGGGCCGCAAGGTCGATGCCGACGGTCGGCTGGTGGACGAGAACGGCCGGTACATCAACGAGGCGGGTCAATTTGTCGATCGGGAGGGGAATCTGGTGGACGAGGAAGGCAATTTCCTCGTCGACGAGAAACCCTTCCTGGATGACGAAGGAAACCCGATTGTTAGTGCTCCCGAGGTTGTTCCCCCGGTGTAATTTCTGTTGAACCGGACAGGCTTACTGCGGGCGGTGGTCTCTTCTCCTTTGTGAGCAGGGGCCACCGCCTATTTATTTTGCGGGGTTAATATGGCATTTGATATCACTGGACAGCTAAATCTTCGTTTGGCCTCTGGGGCGGTTCGCCAAATCGCCAATGAAATCAACTCAGGACTACGCGCTTCGGGCGTTGGCGCCGTCAATGTGCCAGTCCGTGCCGACGTCAATGCCATCCGTAGCGTGGTCAACGAGATTGGTCAGGCCACCAATGCTGTGGAGCGGTTCGCCCAGCAGTCCGGCTTGGCCTTCAAGCGTTTCACCGCTTTCAGTATCGCCGCTATCCCTTTTATCCAGGTTGCCTCAGGTATCAGGTCCGCCATCAGCGAGGCTGTTGAATTTGACAAACAGATGGTCCGCCTGCGACAGGTTGCCACCGGGGCGGGTTCCGAGGTTGGGGCGATTGGCCGCGAGGTCAGCCGTTTGTCGACCAGCCTGGGCGTTTCCAGCCAAGACCTGATCAAGACGGCGGTGACGCTAAAACAGGCCAACTTGTCGATCAATGAGACCCGAGACGCCCTGGAGGCGCTGGCCAAGTCCGCCCTGGCCCCCAACTTCGACTCAGTCGAGCAGACGGTCGAAGGCGCCATCGCCGTGATGAACCAGTTCAAGATCAAGAGCAAGGACCTGGAGGCCGCCCTCGGCTCCATGAACGCGGTAGCCGGCGAGTTCGCCGTCGAAGCCAGCGACTTGATCGAAGTGGTGCGTCGGGCTGGTGGTGCGTTCGCCGCGACGGGTGGCGACCTCAACCAACTGCTCGGTTTGTTCACTTCGGTGCGTCAGACGACTCGCGAATCGGCCGAATCGATTGCCACCGGCTTGCGCACCATCTTCACCCGCATCCAGCGTAACGACACCGTGGAGTCGCTGAAGCAGATCGGCGTACAATTGCGCTTCACGCGTGACGAGGCCTCCAAGGCGGGGGATCTGGGGCTGGAGAACCAGTTCGTCGGTGCCTACGAGGCGGTGCGTCGACTTTCGGCCGCCCTCACCCAGCTTCCCCAGGCTGATCCACGCTACAGCGCCATCGTCGAAAACCTGGGTGGTTATCGTCAAATCTCCAAGGTCATTCCGTTAATCCAGGAGTTCGCGGTCAGCGAACGCGCCCTGATGGTGGCGGAAGCCGGGCGCATCAGCCTCAATGTCAATGCCGCCCAGGCTGCTGACAGCTACGCCAATAAGTTGACCAAGCTCAAGGAGAGCTACCTGGAGTTCGGGCGTTCCATGATGGATACGCAAGGATTCAAGGCGACCTTCGGGGCGTTCGAGGAGATCGCCAAGGGTATCCTGTCGATTACCAACGCCCTGCGTCCGGTCCTGCCCCTGCTGACCGCCTTCGCCGCTGTCCGGATCGGCTCCAATATCGGCCCGTTTATCGCCAACTTTGGCCGAGGCGCCACCACCGGCAACCAGCACCTGCTGACCAGGGCCAGCGGCGGTATCGTTCCCGGTGTCGGCGACAGTGACAGCGTGCCCATGGCGTTGCAGCCGGGTTCCTTTGTCGTCCGCAAGTCCTCGGTCAAGAAAGCTGGCGCCTCCAACCTGGCGCGCATGGCCAGCGGTGCCGTGCCCACGATGTTGACGCCCGGCGAATATGTCTTCTCCCCCAGCGAAGCCAGGAAGATCGGCCTGTCCCGACTGAAGCATCTGAACGCGTCCGGCATGGTTCCGGGCTTCAATGATGGCGGCGAGATCGAAGAGTCTGGCATCTTTTTGCGCAATCGGATTGAGCAGATAGCTCGTAAAAATGGTTTTAATTTGACCGCAACCGAATTGAACAAACTACTTGAAAACGTCGAAAAAGCTTTGCCTGACATGAAAATGATCGGTGAGATCAGGGGAAAGGCCCGTTCGGCCACCGACGTGAACATGATTGGCACGGGCATGCACGATGTCCAAAAAGCCATTAAAAAACTAAACAACGAGGGCGTCAAAACACTTGCCGATACTATGGGGTTGGATATCACTGGCAAAACCGGCGCCGGTCTCAGAACTTCCTTGATGGACAAACTGAATCCGACCAGCACTCAAGGACGCATTAAAAATATTCTCAGCATGGACATGGCCGGAACCGGCCTCCAAACTAACGGAACAATATATTCGTCTGGCGATGTTTTTTCGCAGATACTTGAAGAAGCAAAAGCCAACCTGAAAAGTTCGACAGGAGAAGGATCAAGTTATGAGACGATGAAGACACTGCGCTCCGAAATTGTCAAGGAGTACGAGGCGCGCAACAAGAAGAAATTCCCTCCGGCTTTTCAGCTTGGCGAGAAATACGAAGATATTGATTCGCTCGGCATTGATGACATTATCGCTGACGTCACAAGGCCTGGTCGTTCTGGGGCTGGCTTCGACACAAATCAAATTTGGAATCTGCTGAAAAGCGGTGTTGGCCCCAAGCCTGGACTCAGCGAAAAGCTGGTCGAGCAATACGATCAGTTGAGGTCGACATATGACATTGGATCTGATTTTGATCCTCTCGAAGCGTCAGTACGCAAATATCTGGTTCCTTTTCAGGATGAAGGCAAATCTGTAGCCGATTACGCCAGCATGACTGGCAAAGATGTCAAACCGCCCACCAAAGCTGAATTGGCAAAACGCGAAGCCGCCATTAAAAAACAACAAAAAGAAGAAGCAAAGAAAGAGAAAGAATACCAGGACAGAAAAGAAAAAGAACGCAAGAAAAAAGAACGCGAAGAGGCTATGGCCGAAGCGAAGCGGCTGAAAGCTGAACAAAAAGAACTAGAGAAACGAGCGAGGATTGATCAACAAGAACTGGAAAAAGTTGGCGGACAAGCTCCGTCGACAGGCATCCTGGGTCAGAACATTGTGACCGCAAAAGCTGTTTCAGCAAGGAGGCAGCAGTTTGCAGAAGTGGCCACTCTTGAACAGAAGACAGAGATTCTTCAAAGTGGTTTGCCTCAAAGGACCGGGGTCGACATCAATGACATGTCGCCCATGCATTTGCGAAGGCTGGCGGAAAAGCTGAAGAAGCAAAGTCTGCTTTCCCAGGAACAGTACGACGAGATCGCCGACGCAGTCAGCAGTCCCGGATTCAGCGGACAGGCCCCGCCGGCTCTTGTAGCCGCCATGAAGGCGCGTGAACAAGCCGCTGAACAAGAAAGCAAGGACATTGCTGCGGCGAAAACGGCAACAAAAGAAGCTGTCAAATCCAACGCGAAAAAAACTGCCGCCAAGGTTAAAAAGGAAGCAGTAGACGCCAAGGTGGCAGACGTTCAAAAGCAAGAATCTTTATCGACACAACCAGCTGTTGGCGCGACCGAAAAATTCTTGCAGACTTTGCCTATTTATCAAGAACCCAAAAATCAAGGTAATTTGATTGATCCGGCAGGCGGCACTATTCCAGACGATCTGAAGCCAATCCCAACCGGAAATCAAACACCACGTCGTTGGCGCTTAACGGTTGGTGCTGGTCCAACTAATTTGCCTGATGTTTTGCCCGATTTGGTTTTAAGACCTTCTGTTTCTGGCGGTGACAGTGGCGGTAGCGATGATGGCTCAAATCGTCGTTCACGCTCTAGAGCTGGTGCTGGCCCCACCAATATGATGGACATCTTGCCTGACTTTGAGTCTATGAGGCTGATGGTTGGTGGTCCGGGTGGCGGTGGCCCAGGTGGACCTGGAGGTGGCGGTGGACCTGGCGGTCCTGGTGGTGGTGGCTCGGGTGGGTCTGGCGGTAGCGGCCAAGGCGGTTCAGGTAGATCTGGTGGAAATGGCTCAGGTGGTGGTGGGGGTAGCGGTCCAGGCGGTGGTGGTCCTGGGGGTCCAGGAGGTGGCGGTGGTGGTCCTGGGGGTGGTGGCCCAGGCGGTCCAGGCGGTCCTGGGGGTGGTGGCCCAGGCGGTCCTAGTGGTCCAGGCGGACCTGGAGGTGGTTCAGGTGGTGGTGGTCCTCCCGACAACCCTTTTGATCCAGCCCGCACCTACGGCAGAAACTTTGATCTATACGGTGGTTCTCCCGATCGATTTTTTGCTCGGTTGGCGACAATATCTAGAAACAACAACGATATTGGTCCGCTCAGCAGGACAGTTTCGACAATTGGCGCGGAAGATATGCCACGCTTTTTGTCTGAAATGTCTCGAACGCAAGAAACTGGCAACATTCTTTCAAGAACCATATTGCGGGCTTTGGAGCGTACTCGCCCAGAACTCAGTAATAATCAGCGTTATCAAATGGCTCAAGAGCAAGCCACAAATATTTTTGATAATGCAAACTCTATCATTAGAGCACAAGAGACAGCAAACGAGGCTGAGTTTCGGAGAACACAAGCGCAACAGCGGTCGCAAGATATCCGCAATCTTCCGCAAATGGTCAGCACCGTCAACGATTTGCGTGAACGGGCAATTGCTGACCCGACTTTTCATGCAGAATATACGCGTGTTTTTAACGAGCTAAACGAAACTGCTCGTCGGATCGGCATGAATGAGGGCATCGACCCGAATCTTCTTGTCGGCATGGAAAACGGCCGCATGCGGATGTCGACGGTACACCAAGGAAATCTTGATGCGTCCGCTCGTGAAAACGACATCATGGCGGAAAACGCCACTCGTCAAGCAACAAGAGCGCGTGAACAGGCCGAACAGCTTGCCCGTCAACTTGAGGGTATTGGTGCCAACATAAGCCGCGACGCCAACGGGCTGGAGTCTGTTCAGTTTGCGGGAGGGGCCAATCTTTTTGGCGCCGGCACCAATATTGTCAACGAAATGCCTCAAGATTCTCTTGGTAGAATTCTTGAGCGCAGAATCAACGATCGCATCGCACAAATTGATCCAAATGGTCGTGGTCGAAACATCAGCGACGCTACTAGACAGTCTGTTGAACAAGAAGAAACCCGTCGTCTACATGACGAATGGGTCAATGGTCGTCGCAATCAGATCGCAGCAGAGCGCGGATTGACTAATATGACGGCTGCCACCACAGCCGCCTCAGAAGAATTCATGCGTTCGCTTGAAAATGGCACTCGTGCAATCGAGCGGCAAACGGCCACCGGTAATGTCGTTGTCAACAGGCAGTCTTTCGACCGAGGCAACACTGGCGACGCCAGGTCAAACAGCTATCAAGATGTGATCAATCGGCGTCTAGCAACCGAAATGCGAAGGGTAGATCCAACTGGAGCTGGTGCCAATCTGCCGGAACAAACCAGAGCCAGACTCCTGCAAAGGGTGATCAACCAGACCAACGAGCAGCTCCTCGCGTCGCTGCAAACGCATGTCCGCCTGGAAAACAGGATCAACGACAGCGAAGTCGTGCTCGAGATGGCCAACAGGCGGCTGGCCGACGCTATCGAAAACAACGTAGATGTTCAAGACAGGAACGGACGCGCTGTCCTCCAGGACACGGCAAGGCGCGGGTACGATCGTCCAGGCTCCAGGCTTTCCGCTTTTGGCGGCATGGCTGCCCAGAAAATCGGCGGCATGTTCACTAGCCAAACCGGATTCTTTGCCTTGCAAGCCGGAGCCTCCTTCCTGGGCGACTACGCCAGCCGTTCGGCCGGAAGCGCCGAGGCGGCCGTTGAATCGGGTTCACAAAACAGTTTTGTTAACACCAGGGCCGGCGGCTCGGCCCTCCAGGGGGCCGGTCTGGGTGCCTCTGTGGCCATGGGGCTTGGCTTCACCGGCATAGGCCTTGGCGTGTCGGCGGCTGCCGGCGCCCTCCTGATGTTCACCGACTCGCTGAAGGCGGCTGCCAACGAGGTGTCCGAGGCCTCCATCGCCTCCTCCATGAAGAAGATGAACGACTCGTTGTCCAACTTCGCCAAGGGCATGACGACGATCGACCCGACGACCATCCGCAGGCTCCAGACTGACATCGACAACCAGATGTCGCAGGTGGCCCGGAGGAACTCCTCCATCTTCGGACTGATCCCCTACTACTCCAACGAAAGCTTCAACGGCGAACTGGACGTGCGTCGACGCGAGATGGCATCGGCTCAGGTCCCGGCCCAGATGGACGCCCTCACCAAGATCATCGAGGAGCAGGCCAAAAACAACGCCAACGACAATGCCATCAACAATGAGCGCACCCGGCGTCAGTTGTTCGAGGAAGCCATCTACCGGTCCAGGCAGGGGCTGGGCGGATCGTTGCTGGGTCGGGTGGCATCCGGCACCAACCAGAGCTTCGAGTCCCTCGAAAAGAAGCTTTTCGACTCCTTCAAGCGCATCCAAGAGAACGAGGTGTCCCGCAAAAAGCAGGAAACGGTGGAAAGCAGCGTCAACAACGCCGCCGCCATGTTCAACAACTTCAGTTCGGTTCTGAGTTTTGCCACCCAGAGGCTGACATCGATGGCTTCGGCCACGAAGAGCCTGACCGACATCATGGACGGTTCCGTGTCGGTTTCGGCTGGAACCAGCCTGGCCGACTCGTTGCAGCGCCCCTTCTCGGGCGACACCAGCGAGTTCATGTCGGCTGTCAGGTCGATCACATCGATGGCCGGTGCCGCTGGCGGCGACGTCGAGAAGTCAGCCGAGGTCGTGTCCGTCACCGGCAGGATTCTGCCGAGCATCATCAGTGCCATCAGGTCGCAACCTTCGCGTGAACTGGCAGTCGGCCAGAACTTCTCCGTACAGATCGCTGATATGCTGCGACAGAGACTCCAGGACCAGGGTCTCGACGCCAATGCCATCTCGTCCGTCACCAACCTGATCCAGTCGCAGCTTGGCGAGGAGGATTTCACCAAACTGCTGCGCAAGACCGGCGAGGACATGGGGGCGGTCGTCAACGACCTCCTGGCCCCGATCGCCGAACCCCTGAGAAAAAACCTCGGCAGCATGGGGCAGAACCTGGCCGAAAAAGCCAAGATTTTCGCCAACGACCTGAGCGAACTCGGTTCCAGGGTCCGCGCTGTCGGGGAGCTGATGGACCGCGCCAACAGCGCCCAGATCAACGCCGAACGGAATCGCGTGCAGACAATGCTGCGCCGAGGCGCTATCCGCGACGACTCCGGCGAAGAAGCCCTGTTCGATCTAGCGTTGCGCCAGCAGGATTTGCGACAGGCCAGGCTGACCGGTTTCGGCGGCAACGCGGTATTCAGGAAACCTCAGGACATCGCCAACGCCCAGAATCCCGAGAAAATCAACGAAGCCCTGCGTGCGACCGTCGCCCAGATAGCCGCTGTAGAGAAGAAAATCAACGCCGCCAACAGGGACGGCAACAACAAAGCGCAGTTTGACGCCCAGAACGAGATGTCCAAACTGAAGGTGCGTGCCGCCGACCTTGGACAAGCCCTCAAGAACCTTACCGACACTACCGAGAGGAACGCTGTTGCCCAAGATAGACTGAATAAGATCCAGGCAGACCGCGAGGGACGGCAGAGCCTCGGCCTTCGCTACGCCACTTCCAATCTGGAAGGTCGCTCGGAAATCGCCAAGTCCTTCTCGTTGATCAGTCAGGCAGCACAGATGGGCAGCGCCGCGCCGTTCTCTGTGCGCGACCAGAATCAGATCTTCAGCACCCTCTCTTCGCTGTCGCCGCAGATGCGCCTGCAAGGTCTCGGCGGTATTTCGGTCAAGGAATTGACCACCCAGCTTCTCAACAGCACCTTTGGGGGAGCGTTCGATCTGGACCCGCAGTCCGCCGCCATGGAAAAGGCGCTCGACAGCTTTGTTCAGCAAAATTTTGATATTGCCTCCAGGGCAGCGCAACTTCAAGTCGACACCCAGGAGCAATTGCTCGGGGACTTCTTCACAAAGCTGCAAAGCAACCAGCAGGCTTTCCTTGAAAATATGGCCAAGGCGATGGCAGACGTCGCCAAACAGGGTCTGGAAACGCAGCGGTCGATGGCGATCACCCGCGTCAAGGACCTGGAGAAGAATGTCGGGGACACTTCCATCCTTGGCAAGCTTGGCGTCAAGACCGACGACGAGTTCAAGATGTTCGCCGGAGCCATCAGGAATCCAAATGTCGGCGCCATGCTCGAAGCTGGCAACAGGATCATGGGCGGCGACAAGCTGATGGAACGCGCCCGCGGCGGGGCCGACAATTTCGCCGGCAAGCTTGCGGGTTCGGTCGGGGAGATGAGTGTCCGGGAGACCGTCGGCACGGCGGCTGGGGCCATCAAGACCCAGCTTGAGGAAATCGGCTTCACCGACGAGAAGGACCGCAGCAACATCCTCGTCAAGATGGATCAGTATTTCCGCGATCGCGGCATCAACAAGAACTTCGTCAACGCCGAAGAGGATGTGAAGAAGGCCCTGATTGCTGCGTCGGCGTCCGTGATCGGGGAGCGCACCAAGTCCGCCCGGGACGATTTCTCCAGGGCTGAAACGGGCCTGCGCAACAGCACCTCCCTGCCCGATTCGATCATCAAGAATCTTGCCCAGGGTGCCCAGAGGGACTTCGACACCGTCACGCTGTCATCGCTGGAGAGGTCGGTCGGCATCGTCAACGGCATGAATGTCGGCTTCACCAAGATGGGCGAGTTGCTGAAGGAAGCCAAAGACAAGCTGGACAGCCTGAACAAGGCCATAGGGGATGTGGCTCCTGTCCGACGGGCTGGCGGTGGTCCGATCAGATTCTTCAACAAGGGTGGGTGGGGTTCGGAGGGCAGTAGCACGCCCCACTCCTCCGACACGGTCAACGCCCGCATCGCACCGAACGAGTTTGTGGTTTCTTCCGTCGCCGCCCAAAAGAACAAGGCCCTCCTGGAGCGGATCAATTCCGGCATGCCGGCCTTTGCCGAGGGAGGCGAGGCAAACGAGGCCTTTGGCCGCATCGGTGATCTTGGCAAGGGCGTCAAATTCGACTCCAATCTTGCCAATTCGACCATGAGCAAGGATGACCTTGAGAAGTCCAAAGAGCTGATCCGGAAGAACGCCACCCTGCTGTTCCTGTCCCAGATCAAGAGCATGGACAAGGAGAAGCGGACAGCTTTCCTCGACAAGCAGATCGGCATGATCGGCAAGGAGCTGCCCAAGAACGATCAGCAGGCCGGGGTGTTCGACGCTCTGATGCAGGTCATCAAGATTCGCCAGGAAAAGAAAAAGGTTTACGACGACGCCATCAAGGCCCAGGAAGACCAGAAGAACGCCCCTGTTTTCCCGGATCTTCTGCCAAAACTGGACGGGTACCACCTGTCCCTGCGACAGGCCTCCGTCAGCAAGGCCTTTGGCAGTCCGCCGTTCCAGGTTGAAAGCATCATCTCCGGCATCAAGGACACGGTCGACAGCCTGGCTGCCCAGGAAGAAGCGCAAAGGACCGCCGCGAAGGATGTGAGCAAGGCGTTTTCCGCCTCGGCCGGCGAGAGCATTGAAGATCTGATCAACAACGAACCCCGGCTCATTGAGTTCAAGAATCTGATCAACGACTTCATGTACCGCCAGGCCTTGTCGTCCCCGGCTTTCCGCGGTCTTGAAACACTGGGAGAGTGGAATTATACCGACAAACAAATGGAAAAAGACAAGTCGCTGCGGATGATCCGGAAAAACCATCCGATCTCTGTCATCGAAGGACTGTACACAGGCAAGAATGCGCTGCGCGAAAAGGCCAACCAGGAACTGTCCGAACAGAATTATCCCCAGGGGCCTGAGGAGTACACCAAGGAAATCTACGCGTTGATGGTTGGTGAGGTGTCGGCCAAGATCAGGTCCGCCGAGGATCTGCGCAAGAATGTCGAGTCGGTCCTCAGAAGCCGACGCAAGTTCGATGAGATCAAAGCTCCCGATTTCGACCAGGCCATCCTGGAGGCCATCGACCAGACGATCGCCAAACTGAAGGAGGACAACAAACAATTCCCTGGGCTGATGGCCAATTTTGGTACAGCAAAGGTATCTGCGGACAATCGCCGAAATGCTTTTGTCACGCCGGAAAAGCGTCTGGCGGAAATGGTGTCGAGCGTCAAACCGGAAGCAATAGACGCGAAGACCATGGTTGGTCTGGTGAAACAGCAGGGACTGGCCAAAGAAGCAGAACTCTTCAACAAAGTCAATCCGGCGTTGCAGACCAAAATACTTAACGACGCTATGAGTCGGATTGAAACCGGCAAATACAAGCCCGGTGAGCTGGATTTGATTAAAAGCATGGGTCTGGACCTAACAGACACGTCCAATATTTCAGCTGAAGAGCTAGAGAAATACCGCGAACAAGAACCGAACATGCCGGTGATTCAACGTGCCTACTTGCGTCACCTAATGAGAGAAGCAAGCTTTAAGGCCGATCTCCTAAAAAGGGACCCAAACACTTTTAACGAAGGTGAAAAAACTCTCTATCTGATGAACCAAGAGAGGATCGCTCAATCTTATGCCCTAGAAAGGATTCAAGACAAAGAGGAGCGCATCAAGCTCGACAGGTTTGGCCGCTTCCTGATTGCCAATCCGGCGCTGATCCAGGCCCGTATGTCCGACGCGGAAGAAAAAGGAGCTAAAACATACGCTGAAGAAGCGGCCTTGCTCAGCATGATCCTGGGTCTACTTGGCAAACCGACCACCTTCCCCAGCGTGGCCAAGGTGTTCAAGGACAGACCGATCACTCCGGGCGCCAAGGTGGGCGCGGAACAAGCGCCGGTTGCCCCGGCCGAATTCGGCATGGAAGAAGCGGGCGGGATGAAATTTGCCACGGGCGGTCTGGTCCCGGGCGTCGGCAACACCGACTCCGTTCGCACTAATCTCCCGGTCGGCAGTTATGTCATCCGGAAGTCCTCGGTGCAAAGTCTGGGCGCGAACACCCTGGCCTCGTTGCCACACCTGGCCAAGGGTGGCGTGGTCCCGGCCATGGTCATGCCCGGCGAACACATCTACACTCCGGAAGAAGCTTCCAAGATAGGCGTTGGCAATCTCGATTACATCAACAAGAACGGCAAATTGCCAGGCTTTGAAAGGGGCACGCCAGGTGGCGTCAAAGCAGACGCTAATGCGCGGGCAGCTGCGGCCAATGGCTTCGGGGTTCCAAAGCCTCCAGCATTCAACGATCCCAACTGGCAGATGATCCCCAACGGGGACGGCACATTCCGTCTGGTGCAAGCCGGTGGGGCGCGTTGGGGTGCCGCGCAAAACATGATGCCCGGCATGATGCCAGGCGTCAACGTCCAAATGCCGCCCGCCCAGGTTGGTATGCCGATCAACAACCCGCTGATGGGCATGGCCATGGGTCAGGGGGCCAACGGCAATGCAGGCGCCGTCAAGATGCCTGGTCAGAATGAAGGCAACGCTGCCGCCGAGCTTGAGCAAATCATGGCGGGCAACCTGATGGCCGCCAATAAGGACCTTGATATCCTGGGCGCGAAAGCGGAGTTCTATCAGCTTCGCAACCAGATGCGCAACCCACGCGCCAGGACCAAGGAAAATGTCGCCAGACTACGCGAACTCTACGCCCAACTGAGCAATCCGGTGATTGCCCAGATGGATGCTGAAAAACGCAGAAGCAGCGCCGAGGAGGCTCTCGCACTTTTCCAGAATTCCCCCAAGGAATTCTTCGCCCTGGTCAACAGCTTCCGCGCCGAAATGTCAGACAAGAAGAAGTCCTACAAGGAGCGCCTAGCAGCCAAAGAAAAATACGAAGAGTATTCTTTTGCGGCCAGAATGATACCTCCACAGGCTCTGCGGGCGGCAATGGCCGGAAACAATCAGCCGAAGGGACCAGCCAACAATGACCTGATCGCAAAAGAGTGGGAAAAGAAACGCGCCGATGTCGCGGCTCACAACGAACGGATGCGCGCCACCGGAAAAATTCCCAAAAACGGCCCAGAAGCTGTTGAGCAACACAATATCGGCGTGGAGATTCGTCGCGGCAAGCAGCTGAGCGGACCCGAAGCGGTTGCTGCTCATAACGCCAGGGTCAAGGCTAGGGAACAGGATCGTCCCGCCCCCAATCCGGAAGCTGCCAGGGCCGACCATCTCAAGAAGATGCTGGACACCGCCCAGGAGAACTACCTGAAGACCGGAGATCCGCGTTTCCTCGAAGAAATCAACAAACTAAAGAACCCAGGACAAGTCAAAGCCCAGGAACAAGCCGAAGCTCAACGAGTCATGGACGAATACCGCGCCCAACAAAAGAAGGACGCAGAGAACAACAAGATTGCCCAATGGCATGTGCAAGAGGGTATCGAGGACATTCGCGATCCAGGCGGCGTCAAGCGCAAGGCCGAGCGGGAGAGGAAGGAGCAGGAAGCCCAAGAACAGAAGATGCGGGCTTTCTATGAGGAAAAAGCCAAGAGCAGGCAGGCGTTCGAGGCAAAACTGGCCTCCAATGACGTGGCTGCTGACGAACTGCGCAGGAAAATACGAGGAGAGGACCTTGGGGTTGCAATCAAGCGCGCCTCCGGCGGCATTGTTCCCGGCGTCGGTTCCGGAGATATTGTGCCAGCCATGCTGGAACCTGGCGAACTGGTTGTCCCCAAAAGGCAGGTCCAGAAGTTTGCTAACGGTGGCGTAGTGGGCGGCATTCAAGGGTTCGCCAACGGAGGAATGGCACAGGGCGGACCTGACCTTCTGGACGTCGCCGCCCGCTTCAACCAAGCCGCCACCCAGATCAGCCAGGGGTTGTCCGGCTTCTCCACCTCGGTTAGTACCTTTAACGGGGCCGTGGCTAATTTCGGCACCTTTGTGGACAAGTTCGACGAGGCGGTTGGCAAGATTCCAGGCCAGATCGAACTGTCCGGGGCGAACGACATCTCGGTCAACCTGATGGGTCAGGATTCCATCGTCAAGGCGGTCACCGAGGCTATCGGGCCGATGATCGCCCAGGCAATCCGGGATAGCCAGCCGGTTGAGCAGAGGGCGCAGTAATGAGTGTCTTCACGGGCAGGCTGGGGGACATACTGGCCACACCCGGGGGATTAGTCCTCGGGTTCGGGGGCGAGTCTCTCTCCTGGGAACCGCTCAACCTGTTCCTCAAGGTTGCCGAAATACCTTCGGGTGGGGATTCTCTTCCCCTCCACACCCTCGGCGTGTTTTCTGGCGTTGCCAACACCTTACCCCTGATTATCAGTGGTAAAACTTATGGCAAAGGGCTAAATTTATATATATTGTGTAATAAATCTGATATCCAACAGAACATGAACCTGTTTGTAGAGGGGGCGAACAAAAACCTTTCCAGTTCGTTGCCTTTGCTGACAGTCAACAGCGCCACCGAGTTGGTGGAGAACGCATTGCCGCTGATTCTGGAAGCTCCGGTCTTCGGAACCGGGCTGAATCTCGTGGTTTGGCGCACGCCCGAAACCTTTTCCACGTTGCCGCTCACTATCACCGGATATGCCCAGGAGGCCAGTGCTGGCTGCGTATTGTATTTGGTTGGTCCCGTGGGATCGACAGGGTCGCTGGACATGATCACGGCAGGCACAGGCGTGGATACCAATTCTGTTGATTTGATCACGCATGGTTACATAGGGGACATCTAATGCCTGTTCTTTACGGACCACAGGGACAAGAAAAACTCCTGACTCCCGCCCCGTTTGTGTCTATCTCCACTCAGATTGACAGATTTGAAGACGGTCGTGTCAAAAAGTATTTGTTCAACATCACATTGAAGGGCCGGATGTTGGCCTACAAGGGTGGCGTTCTTAACAACACGACTGATCCGCTTCAAGGCGCTTTGGAAGTTGTACCACCAAATAGTCGCCAAGCAAAAATTCAACAAAAAATCGGTCAACTTAATGAATTGTTCCGACCCAAATCCCCGCTCAATCCTACTGAACGAGTGAGCCTTCAGATCACCCCCTGGGATGCCTCTGGCGCAAACTCCACCATTCTTTGCTATCCGCGTGTCAAATCAATCGAAATACCTGAAGGGCCATTTACCGATTACTTTGAATACACGATCAACCTGGAAGCCGACTATCTCAGGATTGGTACCAACACCATCGGCATGGATGCTGAGGACGATGTGGGAGTGGAAGAATCCTGGTCGATGGAGCCGGATGACAGTTTACGCAAATACAAGCTGACGCATCAGGTCAGCGCACAGGCGACAACGCGCTGGGTGGGGGGCACGACCAACCGGAATGTCCGCGGGTTTGAGATTGCCCGGGCTGCTGTCCTGAAGAAGCTGGCGTCGGATCTTGATCTTTCCGACAATGCCGCTTTATCATCCCCACCTTCCAGCAGACTCAAGCTGAATGATCAACCAGCTGGACTCAGCTACTTTGGTCTCGGCGGGTCGTTAGCCAACGCCTTCAGCGAACAGCCATCCTCGGGCCAAGATACCGTCAGGGCCTACGATGCTATCCGCACCATTACTGTTGACGAGGCGGGCGGCAAATTCAGCGTCAGCGAGTCGTGGACCATCGTTGATTTGGCCAAGGCGAACGCCGATCTATTTGGAGCCTTGTCTGGCAGCAATTACATTCCAGCTTTGGAAGAGTTCAATATCAGCATTAAGGATTCTGCGGAATCCACGCTGAAAACGATCTCAATCGACGGCACGATTACTGCTTTGCGGACCAGCAGGACAGGGGCGTTTGAACAGCCAGAAACCAAATATGTTCACGCCAAAAGCAAATGGGATTTGCTAGCCGCCAACAACTACAAGCTAGTTCGTGATCGAGTAGTGGCGGTTTTGGGTTCCGAGTACCTTTCAAACAAGCCAGCCCAAGTAACCATCGGCCACAACAAGGTGGCTGGCACGATCACCTACAATGTCGAGTTCAACAACAAGTACCGCCCACCTGTGTTTGTTGACGCCAAGTTCTTTGAGGTCAGCTTCACAGACAATGGTGGCGGGCCGCTTTTTGCCGCAATCGATGTCTTGGGTCGAGTCGATGGAGCTAACCCCCTCGGCAAGGGGCCTATTTATCAGAACTTGATGAATATCACCAAGACGACCCGCGACATCAACATGGAAGTGGTGGTGGGCACGATCAATCAGTTGGACGGGCGCCCGTTGAAGCCGAGCAGGGAAGACGCTTTCTTGGCGCTTGCTCAACTGAACATCATCCCCAACACAGCCATTTACCCAAAGTTATTCATCGAAAAGATAACCGATGGATTCAACTACACGACTGGCCGCTACAACTTCAGTGTGACCTATGCCTACGGAAAGTGACTTCCAATACCTTGTTCCGCAAATCACACACGGTTCCAATAACCGGACCTTGTTGGGATTTTATGTTCAACAAGCTAGCAGCAGCGTCTCTTGGGGAGATAACGGAAGTTCTCTAAATATATCTCTTGTTAAAGAAAATTCTGATTTTAATTATTCTTACAATGACTTCCCCTGCCAGGTTGGCCATCCCTTGCGTTTTCGCTTGGGCGGTTATTTTTTCGGCGGCATCCTGTCCAAGGTCACACAGAAAAAACAGGTTTCGGGTCTTGGCTACGATATCGTCGTGGTGGACCCCCGAGAAATCTTGCAAGCCACACAAGTAATCATTGGTCAATATGTCGGGGCGATTCCGGTAGGCGTCACCAATGTCATCAACGCCTATGGTTTTTGGGAGAATGTCGGTTTTGGTTTTTCAGGCTCCGATGAAATCGGCATGCCGTGGATCACTTTCTTCAGGGCTGTGCTGTCAATCTGCAACCAGCCTCTGACAACACCGTTCGGTGGGCCGATGCGGTGGGGTCTGCCGACACGCGAATTCCCTGATGGCGTTTATTATTCGCTTGATCTGAGCGAACTTCCCATACCCGACCCCTATTATCGCATCGAAGGCAACTCGGTAGTCAGCCTGTATGATGTCATCAACAAGGTCTGTCAAGATGCCGGGTTTGATTTTGTCGTTGAATTAGTCGGCTACACGATCAAGATTCGTGTCATCGATCGAAGGTTTGCGCCCAGCCTAGGGACTATCGGAGCTATCGTCAATCAGCCAGGCTCCAATGCTACAGCCATCGAGCACGGCATTGAAATGGCGCAGGGTCACCAGACGGCGGCGATGCTGATCGGTGGTCCGTATGAGGGTATGTACGGAAAAGCAAACTATTGCTCTTTCTGGGGATACGACCAAAATAAGAATCCAATCCTTGGGCATCCCGGCTTCGTCATCCTCGCTCCTAAGTTGCCAGGCGAACCAGCCATCTCCTACCCTTGCGAGATGATGAATCTCTACGCTCAGGGTGTCGAGGATGTCATCGGGTCATCATATTATTTCTGCTCGACGCTTGAGCTTCAGTTCGCCATGGCTGGCATCGATAGCTGGATGGAATACATCGAGAAATACCGCCCAGATGTCTTCTTCGCCATGACCGGCTTTGAAAGCACCCGCGGGAATCAGGTCCTCTTGAGCGGCGTCAATACTGGCAGTCTGGTGCAAACCAACCCACAAGCCATCTTGGCCCGCGCTCTAGAGGCCACTTACGACAGATCAGAGGCGCGTCGGAGATTCTTCAGTTGGTTGTCTGGGGTGGCCAACCAGCATCTTGGCAAGGAGTTCATCGTCAGCCTTGGCATTTCTGCGTCGACGCTCGACGCCAATGTGCCGTTCAAAGCCGACCTGCGCCCCAATATCCGTTACGAGTTCGATATCGCCAGAAGCGCCTTCATGGAGGCTGAAGGCGCCCCCTTTGGTTTAAGCCCACTTTCCTGCACCTATTTTTCTGATGACCAGAGTCGTTTTGAGCCTTTCGTCGTCTACAACTATGCTCGACTGATTCAAACAAGAGCTTCCATCGACAATCCGCAGGATGTGGTCATGGATTCGCTGGGCGCCTATGTCAAGGCGTCGCTGGGCGAGAAGATTGAGGAAATGTATTATCCCTCAGTCACAACACCATACAGAACCAGCCAGTATATCGGCTATGTCCTTGCTGGTGCTGGCATGATTTATCTGGGTGGCCCATTGGTCAGGGTGACCGTTCAAACACCTATTTTTTCAAAGACTCTAGATCCATCCGGTGACCACAGCATTATCAGCAGGCTTCTGGGAACGCCAGCAAACCTCTACCAAACTAATGCTGAATCGTCAAAAACACGCATCCATCCACCCCCAGTTTATCCGTCTTTTTTTGTGGTTCCACTCAAAAGCAATCGCATCACCTACGGCCCTTACTGGGTTTATTCGGGTGTGCCTGGTCGGGTAAAGGTGGAGGTGGACAACGAGTTGGTGCCGAGCAACTTCGGTTCAATATATGTGATGAACCGGGTGGCCATGGCCAGACTTTTTGACGGATCAAGTCGCATGGCTTTGACGGAACACGGGAGAGTCACCCAGGTGGACTACCCAAAAGTTTCTCTGGGTCAGGCTCTTCAGGCCAGCGGTCCAGCCGTGACCTCAATTGAGATTTCCATCGGCACGGGTGGCGTCACGTCAACCTACGCTTTCCAGAATTACAGCCCGCGTTTCGGCGTTATTCCTAGGCAAACTATTGATCGAATGCGCAAGACCGGCCAACTCGGTCTTCAACTGCGCAGAAATCTCTACAAGCTGGCCATCGACCAGAACAAGGTTCGTCAGGGGGCGACCAGAGCCAGTGCCGGGGCGTTCTCTTTGTCTATGACCGCCGGGGCCTTTGACAAGTTCCATCGCGTGCAAACGCCGCACGAATGCATGGCTGGATTTGCCAGCGCCAACGGCAGTGCCGTGCGACTGGATGTGAAATCGGCCCCCTTGCATGAATTGATGTCGAACACGGACGCAGACAGCCCGGATGTCTACGCCAACAGGGCGATCACCAGCCAGGACGCCCTCTTCAGGCCGTATCGAACGCCGACAGTCAACGGCGGTGTCACGGTGAACCAGTATGGCTTGTCGTACAAATCCCTGCCCAGCACTTCCCTGTTGCCGAAGGTCGAGCTTCCTGTCAACATCTCCAGCACGACAACAGCAACCAGCCTGACTCCGACCGCCTACCCTGGACAGACAGACATCTCCATTGTCACCTATCAGCAGGCGAACGGATTGCCGTGCGAGATCAACAACTGGAATTCCGGTGCTGGCAACGGCGCTTTTGAAGGGCGCAGCATGGGGCTGCGCGGCCCCCTGATGGTGGTCGGCTACGGTCAGGATATCTATAATCCGGGCCAGATCGCCCCGGCCAATGTCGATCTCGCCTATCGATCTGACCAGCACAAAGCAGGACCGACCGACCTGTTGTGGGACGATATCCGCAAGGTCTGGTCTGGGGTGGGAGTTACCCGGGTTTACGTCTACGCAGCCGCAGCTTCCGGAACACCAGCTTCTGGCTATCCCTATGTCGGCAACTCTCTGGTCAATAAGGCGATCCCGGTTTACCCGGTCGGCTCCGGCCAGATCAAGGCTGGCTTTGCGCTGGCCCATTTTGTGCCCAATGAGGGCAAATGGTACAGCGGCGGCGGTGGCAACAGCTTTGACGCCAGCGACTACAAGCGCATCACGGTTGTCACCAATCTCGTTTGCCAGAGTGGCTTGCTCCAGGTCACCAAGAAGACCTACGACTTCCTGGGTGCCGTGGAGGTCGTCTGATGGAGATTGAGTACATCGATTGCGCCCCCTGCTGTCTGGGCTGTGATCGCGAAACCGACTACATCATCTATGTCTGCAACAGCAATGCAGCCACCGACGACAACTACCGTTTGATCCTCAATGGCAAGAACATGGGTGACATCATCCTCAATTCCAACAACTGCATAGGCAAGTTTTTCCGCACCAACCCCACCATCGAGCCGACCATCGACCTGCTGGAGCCAGGTATTTCCTGCTGTGGCAACGATGCCGAGAACGGCACACCCAAAGGTATGACCAGAGTGACCCTCAATCCTGGCGATCTACTGGAAGGCAGGACCAACACGTTGGTGATGCAAAACATCCAGAACAACAACAACGGCAACTTCGGCAATGTGGTCGTGGCTGGAGTTTACTTTGACGAAGAACAGCAAAAATGGGTCATGTGTCGCCGTTTTTTGAACACAGTCTATTCTGGCGGTAGCGGAGCGAGTTTCAGTTTCACCTTTGAGATGCCGGACTACTCATGAATTGCCCCTGCCAACCCAATGTGCCGTGCAGCCAAGGAAAAGGTTATGTCCTCTCCGAGGCAGAATACCGCGTTTGCAACGGGGAGGGCGTCACCCCAGAAGAACGCATCGCTTTCATCAAGGATTTGTGTACCGGCAAACTGATGTGGGACAAGGAGAACAAACTGCCCAGCCTGCTCCAGCAGGGGGTCAATTTCGTTGCGGCCCTCGCTCAACATGTCGCCGGAGGTTTGCAATCAGCTGATAGCGAGACATATCAAAAGAGGATGGCAATCTGCAAAACCTGCCCCAAACTCCGGCCCGATAACCGCTGTTCAGGCTGTGGGTGCTATATGAACCTGAAGGCGTCCTGGGATGAGCAGAAGTGTCCGGACGGCAAGTGGTGACGGTGTAATTTCTGAAGGAGGTACTAGACCATGCCAGCGTCGCTTTCGTTTTATGCAGGACAGTTTGAGGACGGCGGCACGTTCTCAACGTTCCAAATAGCCAGTCTGGCTGGCTCAGGTCTTGGTTTCTATGGCGGCGGGTTCGGTATGTCCGTACCGGTCGGCGAAGCGCAGGACAAAACCTTCATCACCAACTCGACGGGCACCAGCCAAGGCCCCGAAGCTTGGAATGTCAAATACGCCAACGCAGGAAGTGGCTTGGTGGGACGAGGCACTTCTGCCATTCCCCTCCGAGCTATACCCAACTGGCAAAGCAGCCTGAATGTGCGTTTTACCGCTGACTCGGCGGTCAAGACGCAGAATGTCAAGGCCTACATTTACGACAGAGTTTTGCCAACCAACCCCGCTTCCGGTGTAACCACTTATCTAGCCGAAATTATTCATCCCGTGACCGTGCAGGATTCAGGAAATCCAACGGGTTCGGGTTCGACAGCCTGGGAGGTCTTCACGACCGCCAACCAGGCCAATCCGGCGCAGCGTGAGCCAGTTACATTGACCGCTTCGCCAGGAACCTCGGGACTGCGTCCGTCGGGTGCAAACACGACAGATGTGCGTCACGACTGGTATCTGGCGTTGTCGGCATCACCGGACGGGATCGGAAGCAAACAGTTCGGACTCTGGGTCCAACTGGAATACCTCTGATCGATCCCCTCCTACCGCAGCGAGAAGACCCGCCCAAAACGGCGGGTCTTTTCGTTTAACCAAACCCTCCTTGGCGTGCATACAACCATATGACGAGGAGGATGTATGGCGGAACCACTTCTGACTATCGGCATGGCGACCTACGACGACTACGATGGGGTGTACTTCACCCTGCAAGCGTTGCGGGCCTATCACGATCTGAACGATGTCGAGTTGCTGGTGGTGGACAATCTGCCCAATGGCTGTCCCCACACCAAGAGTGCCGCCGAATGGGCCAAGGCCCGCTACCTGCACAGGGGCCACGCTACTGGCACCTCCCTGCCGCGCCAACTGGTCTTTGAAGAGGCACAGGGCGAGTGGGTGATGTGTGTGGATAGCCATGTCTTGCTCACGCAAGGGGTTGTGTCCAAGGTCAAGGAGTTCATCCGTTCAGGCAAGGCCGGGAGGAAGAACCTCTATCAAGGCCCGTTGTTGTACGACGACCACATCAACATGGCCACGCACTTCGACCCAGTCTGGCGCGACTCCATGTATGGCACTTGGGCGACCGACGAAAGAGTGAAGCTCGGTGAGCCGTTCCCGATCCCCATGCAGGGCCTCGGCCAGTTCATGATGTGCAAGGAAGAGTGGCCAGGCTTCTCCACCCTATTCAGAGGCTTCGGGGGTGAGGAGGGGTATATACATGCCAAGGTCCGCAAGTTCGGCGGCGAGGCGATGTGTGTCCCCTGGATGACTTGGCTGCACCGGTTCGGCCGACCCAAGGGTGTTCCCTATCGCCTGTTTTTGGAAGACAGAATCTTCAACTATGTCGTTGGTCGCCGTGAACTCGGCCTGCCCTACGAGGATGTGGTTGAACATTTTCGTCCCAAAGTGCCCGAGGCCAACTTCAACAATGTGCTTGCGGAAGCCGAAGCTCTTGACCCAAACCAAGGTGTTTTTCCTGAACGCTTTCGCACCATCAAAACAGTTCGGCGGACCCTCCCCTGTTTCCATCGGAGCACCACTCCGATCGACACCGGGGACTGCAACTGCCCGCTCAAGTTTGTGTACAAGTGCGAACTTCACGAGAAATGCCGACCGTTCAGGGACTACGGCGATGGGATTCGCTGCTGTCAAAACTGCAACGACTACGAGGAAGTCTGATGCGACTGGAAGACTTCCCCAAGGACATTCGAGACGCCGTGGAAATGGCGGGATGGGCGGCTGCTGACGCTTTCCTGTCGACGCTCGAAGAAAGACTGCCCTTCTGTGAGTGGGGCGGATATCAACCCGAGATTGGCCCTCTGGTTGCTGGCCTGATGCGTAACTTGCGTGGCGCCCTAGCCGGTGGGCCGATCAAAGGTGAAGTGACTGATGAACGAACGAGGATTCAACCATGACAGGTCCAGAAGAAATCGATATTACTCCGGCCCTCGAATCTCCGACCCCGGAGTTTACGGCCACGACAGACCAGAGCGTGTTGATCGACCCGCGAGTCTTTTTGCCGTTCCAGGTCGTCGCCCACCCCATCGATTTGGTGGTGGTCGAGACCGAGCTTCCTAGCCCGCCAGCGGCAGAATAAAAAAAGAGCGGGGGGCAACACACCCCCCGCCCCCTTCAAGGGAATCCCGCCAAGGTTCCCTAGTCCTTCTGTTCGCCTCGGTACCTACTCCACCCGTTGTGTGGGCCGTAGGTGCCGTTTTCCCGGTCTGGCTGGCCGTCTTTGTCCAGCTTCCGCACCGGGAACAGGCCGCTACCATCCTGGTATTGCCCGAAAGCCAGCTTCGCCCGGCATTTCGGATTGTTGCAGCAGATTTCAAAATACTCGTACTCAACCTTGCCCTTGGTCACCCGGCGAACACGGGGGGCGATGCGATCCTCACCGCAGGCACCGCAACGATGATCCCCGAAAACCTCGTGGGTGGCGGCAATTTGACGGAACAGTTCTTTGACATCGGTGGCATCAATTTCAATCGTGCCGTGCGCTGTCGGGATGTGGGCTTTCATGGTTACTCCGTGGTCTTGTTGCTGTTTTTCCAGCTAGCATCGTACCCCTTGAATTTGGGGTCGATTTTAGCTCTGTCCCTCTGAAGCTCGTTCAGATGCGCAATGATGAGTACGGCAGACTTGTGGGGGATATCCTCCAGCTTGCCGTTCCACTTGAATGATTTGGATGATCCCAGGTAGGCGTCGATGTTGATATCGTTGCGTTCACACAGGGTCTTGATGAAGGAATGCTGCATCTCGGTGGACTTGCCGCCGTTGCTCAAATCCACATCGTGGAACAGGGCCGAAGGCTCCTCGGCGGTCAGCACCCGACGCAGACGCAAAGCCTTGCGCAAGGCCCGCCCCTCGGCGCGTGTTTCAGCCATCGCCGTGGCGAACTTGGAGAACATCCCGTCGGTGTTGCCCGAGTTGACATCGGCCGCAGCGGTGAAAGTCACCTCCCGGTCGGTGTGGATGGAATGGTAGGTGTAGCTGAATTCAGCCACAGCCGTCATGCCGTTGTCGGGAGCGGGGGACTGGACGATCCGCACAGTCGATTTCAGGGTCGGCCCCAAAACCAACTCTGCTACCCGGCGCAGGCCATCGCAGGTCGGACGGCCTTCAGGGGACAGTTCGTCTGGGGACAGTTTGGACAACACATACTCGGTCCAGTCCGGGTCGGTCGGACAGTGTTCCTTGTACAGATCAGCATCGAAGTTGGGCTTGTCCACCACTTCCTGGCCAACCTGGGTTACCAGAACATCGCTGTTGAACTGGATGCCGTCCTCGACCACCACAGGGGTGTCCAGAGAGACCGTGTCCAGAACGCTTTCGCCGTCCAAATCCGCAACGGAAACGGGTTTCTTCTTAGCCATCGACCGCCACCTCAATCTCATGATATGACCCCACCCCGGGGTCGGTCTTCGCCAATTCTATGATGCTCAACAACTTTTGTAAAGTGTGCTTCATACGAATTTCAGAAGGACTTCCCTTAGTGTCTTTGATAATGATCACTAGGAAATTACTTCCGACGAGCATCCCTACCTTCTTCGCATCAGAGGCTGCTCTTTTTTCATAATAATCATCCCCCCAGATCGGTTTGTAGTGGGAAGGACCGTTGACTTCGATCGCTATCCCCTTGAAGGAACCCACTTTACGGCTAACAACCATGTCGATATGCTGGCGATCCAGCTGGACATGAAAATCCACCGGATACCTGGCCTGGGTCAGACCGCGGATCAGGTACTTTTCCAAACGGCTACCGGTGTCAGCGGCGACACGCACAGCGTCCAGGGCTTTTTTCTGCAAGGATTCCCGACGCCCTTCGTCCATGGTCTCCCATTGCTTTTTGGAGATTTCCGAGCGGCGCTTCCGTTCCTCCTCCGACATCGACCCCCACTGCTCGGCCATCCTCTCGCCAATCTGGGCCTTGCGCTCAGGAGACAGTTTCTTGCCCTTGGTCGGGTGTTCCTGGCGACCCTGCTCCAGGGCGACCAACTGGGCTTCCGAGCGGCTGCGGACGGGGATGCCGAACTTGTTCAGTGCCCGACGAACCCGGTTGGGGTAAGTCCCAAGCTCCTCGGCAATCTCGTGGGTTGACCGTTGCTTGTTGACGTATTCTTCCACGAGATACTCGTAGGTCATGGACATAGCAGCCTCTCAATCTGATCTGCGCTGAAATCTTCGACGATATGGTTCACGGTTTTTCCCCAGGTGTTTTCAAGAATGCGCCTGTGGTGGCTTGATCTTGCGACTAGGGGGGTTGCTGTGTACATGGGATGCAAGTCTCGCCAGGCAAACGACTCGCCATTGAGCCATTCCATGTCCCAGGCATAAAACCAGAGTTCCCGCTTGATTGGCGAACTCACGGCCAAAGCCAAGCTTGAAAGTGTCGTGACAATGAGTGGTCCCGGTTGTGTGTAGGCGTAGGCGGCGTCAAAGACTGGAAAATGGGGTCTGGAAGGCGGCGACCCCTTGTCTTCCACAAAGACATGGACTTCATGGCCCTTGCGCACGAGTTCGTTGCCACAATGGACGAGAGCCAGGGCTTGGTGGGACGAAGCCAATGTCGGGACAAGGAATTGGACTTTCATGGCTTCAGCGCAGCCCTCAGGCCTGCCCCTTGATAGCTGATCTGGAAAGGCAGCTTCTCCACGCCGACCATGCTTGAAATCGACGCGTGCCATTCTGGGGAGGCAAGACAAAACAGCGTATTGTCGCCACACCAGACGCAACCCCAGGCACCATGCATTCTGGCGTCGGCGTAAGCGCGGATGATCTCTGCCGGAGCCTCCTCGCGGATGAGTTTCCAGGATTGCTCCAGCACATCCCCGGCCTTTTCCCAGTCGCCCGCAGCCATGTTCTTGACCAGCATGCCTGCCATGATCGTCAGGCTGGTGGCGTGTCTGGGATCATATGGTCTTTGCCACTCGTTTGCGTTGCCGTCCACGCGCAGCAGAATGCCGTTTTTCTCCAGCCCTTCGCCAAAGGGCAAGACAAACGGGCCGTTCACACCGATGCTGTCCTTGGCCAGAGAAACCAACCCGCCAGCCCGCGCACAGATTTCATCGATGCTTTCGGATATGTCCACCTTGCCGGGATACCACCCGTCATCCTGCAAGATTTTTGTCGAGAGGTTGCAGGACAAATCCTGGCTGAGATGCGCGTCCGGGAAGTCCTGGAAACATTGAACCCGTTCCTTGTGTCGAACCGCCCAGACGCCGGATCGGAGAGCCACCTTGATGGTGTGAATCTCACCGTTGACGACACCGCATTGATCGGTGCCCACCAAGGTCAACACATAGGGCGAAAATGCGATTCTCATTTTGACCAGCTCCCGCGCCCCATGGTTAGGTTTTTTGTGGCCTTCACATCCTTGTTGGTGAATTCCCAGATTTCTCCGGACTCGTAAAGGATGACCGCAAACAACTTTTCTGTCTCCGGCCCGTAGTCTGTGACAAGCCAGACGCGCCCTTTACCCTTTGGGGTTTCCACTTCCAGAGACTGTTTTGGCTCAAGAATAAACATTTTCGTATGTGATCCTCGAGTCTCGCTGACAGAGTTGGATATAGAGTTCTTTGTCTTCCGACCATTCTTTGCCGGTCCAAAACTGAAAGCCTTCGTGGTTTGACTTGTAGAGACTGGCATTCTCGTAACCTCCCATGACGTAATACCAGCGGCAGCCGTTTGACCGGGCAAGCGTGGCTTCGACATATGTACTAACCGAGCCAAGGGAGAGCTTGGGGTCGGCGTAGTCCCAGGCGAACTGGAGACCGACAAAGGAGCGGGGATAACTCAGATAGGCCAGGAAGGCGACCGCCCTGCCGTCTGCCTTGTAAGTCAGCCAGGAAAACTCCCGGTTTTCTGCCAATTCGGCGAACACATGCCCGCTGTCAAACTGGTGGTGGGCCAGATAGCCAGACACGATACGCCCGTAGTCATCCTCGTTGGGCTTTTCCTCGTGCCAGCTGACGGTCTTGATGGCCTTGCGAAAGCTTTTCTCGACCGTGCGCCCGAAGGTCATGCGCTCCAGATCGTAACGGACGGAGCGGGCCGGGAACCACTTGCCAGCCCACGGCAGGAATCCCGCCTCCAGCATCTGGTCGTGAGATTCCCACTCCCGGACAACCCAGCAGGGGGCGTGAATGAGATCGTGCTGGGTGATCTTGCCCCAGCCCTCGACATGGTCAAACTCGATCTTCATCGGGAGGAAAACAAGGGGTGTCGGTGCTGGACAGGATGGGGATGTCTTCAGGAAGAGCCTGGCCAAGCGACACAGGTGGTCCGTCCATCAGAAAAACCTGAGCGTCGACAAAAGGAAGGTCAGCCACGCCACCCAGCGATTCTGCCTTACCGACCACGCAGTAAGGAAGCTGGTCAACCTGAACCTCCTGGATCTGATGCGGCATCTTCAGGCAGTTTTGGCGGTAACCTTCCGGGAACCAGTAGCTGTACGGGTCATATTCCAGCAGCATGCCATCTGTCTTGTAGACGCACGCCCTGCCGGATGTGGCCGACTCAAGGGCTGAAAAAGCCTCGCCGGTCATCAGCAGGCGATGACTCATGAAGACAGGATGTTCGGACTTGGCGAGGTGGGCAACGGCCAAATAGCCGGCTGTCCCTTCCGGACACAATCCGATTTTCCAGAAGAAACGCGAGCTGAACGCCTTGAGTATTGGCAGCACCTCTCTGGGTTTGCCGTCCCACGGCACGATGACTTCCGTGTCAGGCGAGGGTCGATAGGCCGCAACCATGGACAGGCATCGGCACAACACATCCAGATTGTGTGGCTTGTCAAGGATGAGACTCAGCATGTGATCATGGTCCTCAGGAGGGTTTGCGCTGCATCAACTGGATTGTTGGCCGAGAACAGATCGGCAAGATAGCCGTTGATTCTCTCCTTGGAGCCACTTTCGTGGATGATCTCAAGCATTAGCTCGATGTAGCCGTCCGGCTTACCGCCGTAGGGCAATAGCTTCTCGTCCCCGACAACCATCGGCACCGCCCCGGCCCGCACGATCTCGTACATCTTGCGGATGTCGGCCGCCTCGTCGGCATACATCGGACAAATCACGGTCGATGCGATGGCGGCAATCCTCTCCTGCTGGTTGAGGCTGCCAGCGTAATAGGGCACCGGCCAGGGTTTGTCGCTGTGGATTCTGGCAACGACACCCTGTTTTTCAAAAAGCGGCATGAAGAAAGCGTCGAACCCGGGCCTGTACTCGTCCAGGAACAGAATGTCGGTCGCCATCTCATCCCGGTAAGGAGTTTCGGCGAGTGGCAGATACGGCCAGGGGATGTGGGGCAGGTCGCCCTTCCCCTCGTCGGCGGCGAACAGAAAGACATTCGGCGGAACCTTGTCGAAAAAAGTGGTGTCATCCTGCCACAGGGCCATTTGTGCATTGCCTGCTGAACGCTGAACAGCTGGTGTGTAAGAGGATGTCGGGCCGATGAACAAGTCTGGCTTTTGTCTTCCGAACGCCTGATAGGCTGGCATCTTTTCCGGAGACCACATCGCCACATCATGTTTCAGCATGGCAAAACCGTGGGCCAAAGCACCGCTGCCAACACCGTTGTCGTCGTTGACTATCAAGACATTCATGCGACCACTCCTTTCCGACGCAGTTTGCTGACCATACTTTTGGCCCTGTCGATGTCCTGGGTGCTGTCGATCTCAACGAGATAGGATTTTTTGGGATAGGCTGGCGAAATCACGCCACCAGCGTCGATGACGCCGTTCAACACTTCGTAAGCAAACCATCGTGCGCATTGATCCCTCGACGCTATCCTGCGGTAAAGATCAAGTTCTTTGTCCCCAAGCGCCACAGCCTGGCCCCACTTGGGCCAGACGCCGTAACTAAAATGACAGATTCGTCCCTGGTCGATATTGCAGCCGACTTCGGAGGAACGGTGATTGTGGTTTTCGTCGATGACGGCGACAGAACCCTCGTTGGGTACGCTGGATAAAAACTCAGGGCCAAAAACGAGGTCGCCGCACATGAGCACGGCTCTGCGCGTCGGACACTCAGCAATTCCCATCAACAATGAGCGGGCTACATTGGTCTGCTCGTGATCCGCATTTTCTACCCAGCGAACATCTTTGGGCAGGGTCTTGATCACCCTTTCCTTTTGGTAGCCGACCACCACGATCAATTCGGCATTCGGCATGGCTCTTCTCGCCAGCGCAAGCTGTCTGCTGAGAACGGTCTCGCCACCGCCAATATCGATGAGAGCCTTAGGCCCCCTGGCTTTCATGCGACGACCGGCTCCAGCGGCCGATATTACGACAACAAGCTCTGACAATGTCGCTCCCTGATGGTTCGGAGTTGTTGGGCGTAGAAGTCAGGCTTGGTTCGGCGCGAAAGCTGGTAATCGCCCTCGTTCACATCCATCATCGCCTCCGGCAAATGAAGGATGACTCGGTTCCTTGCTATCCTCATCCACAATTCATAATCTTCCGCTGGAGGCATCGATTCGTCATACAGTCCGGTTTCGTTCAAAGCAGACTTCCTTATCACGCAGGCTGAATGCACCATGTTGTCAAAAGCCAGTTCGCGTTTTACGAAAGATTTTTTGCAGTGACGAAAATGAACACCATTGCGCACATGGTAATAGTCCGTATAAATCGCACCGGCTGATTCTCCGTATTTTTCCAGTAGTTGCACGCAGGCACCGAGTCTTCCGCTCAGGAATCTGTCGTCGGCGTCTAGGACGGCAAAGTAGTCCGTCTGATCCCAGGCTACGCGCATGGCCCAGTTGCGGGCTGCGGCAGGGCCGCGGGATTCGTGGGCCGAGAACAAACGAACCTGCACGCCATCAATATGGCCGACCAGAGATGGCACCCCAGCATGATCCTGCTCGGTCGCATCGGACAATTTGCGAAAGACAACGCTCACGGAGTCATCGGTTGACCCGTCGTCGACAACGATGATGCGGCCAGGCTTCTCGGAAGCGGCAGAGTCAAGTGCTTCTGCCAAAAAATGACCGTAGTTGTGGTTGGCGATGACAACCGACACCCGGTCAAGCGACATGGGGAACCTCCCCGTCAAGGATCAGATACTGCGAGTTCTGGCTTTTGGCGATGCGCTTGAGCTTCTCGGCAACGCTGGCGATCTTTTCCTCGGTTCCTTCCCAGACCACCTCGTGGAAGCCTCCGACCATGTTGAAGGCCATGGTCTGGACGAGCATGCCGTGAATCTTGCCAGGATCGACTAGCACAACCCGCTGGTTCTGTTCGTTGATCAGATGATCCAGATCGGCTAGGTAGCAGTTTTCCAGATGTTGTCCCGCTTCGGCGAACAGGATGAACACGGACTTCAGGTTGTTGCCGGCCCCTTCCTGTAGGGCGTCCGTCTCGGTGTACGAGGCGTCCATGACAAAACGCAACGAATACTGGTAGGACAGGTCAAGGTCGCGCAGGGTTGACAAGACATTCTTTGGTTTGACAACGGAGCGCGGGGTGATGACGAAAACGGCCTCGGTGGGCTTGAGGGTCTGCTGTTCCAGCATCTCGGCGGTTCGGGCGACATCAGACAGTTCGCCCTTCTCGCACGAGACAATTGCGGCGACAGCCAGCGTTCGCTCCTTGCGGGCTTCGGCGATCGCCTGGTCGTGATTCAGTTCGCTCATCCAGTCTGCCGGACGGAACATCGGGCAGAAGCAATCGATCGTCCTGTACGAGTCGGCGCCAGCAACATTCTCCAGTTCGACCCTGCCCTGCTCCTGGAAACGCTTGAGCATGCTGGTCCAACATCCGGTCTGATTGCCACCCACATCCTTGATGGCGAACCGGCAATTATGGCACGATGTACTAATCACGGACTGCCTCCACATAGCTCATGAAGTCTTTTACATACGAACGCACAAGGGTCGTGCCCATCAGCGAGAGCATCGACTTCAACTCGGGCAGTGTGCCAGCACTCTGGCGACGCTGACCGCTGCTCCCAAAGACCAGCTGGCTGAAGCTGTCGGTTTCGCCCAACATGACATGGCGACAAACCTCGACGATTTCTCGGGTGCCGACAAGGATCACGCCGCCACGACTGAGCCTGGAAACCCAATGGCCCAGCAAGCGATGCCGGAATTCACCGGGATAGAAATCCAAGACATCAGCGGCGACGATCTCAAGGGCCTCGCCTTCCTCGGCATGCCTGGACAGATCGGCTGGATTGCCTGGATTCTCTTGGCTAAACGGGTCGATATGGACAAATCCAGGCAGGCTCATCTTTGAGTCGCCCACACTCAAGCGCAACTTGACCATTGTTTCCTCCACCACGGGGCGTCTACGGCCAGACGCAGGGCCTGGCTCCACTTCTCCACAAAAACATCCAGGTTGTGACGGCCAACAGCCCTTTCCCTGGCTGCTGCGCCGATCATCTCGCAATAGGACGGATTCGCCAGCAGTCTTTTGACGGTGGCGTTCATCTCCTCTGGACTGTCGACGAGAAAACCATTCACGCCATGCTCAATGGCTTCCTCGATAGCGGTCGCACGGTAGGCCACCACACAACAACCGGAGGCCATGGCCTCAAGGACGGTCGTGGGCAGGGAACTGTTGGTGGCAGTACAGAGAAACAACAACGAACTGCGGTAGGCATCAGCCAACTCTTCGACGTTGGCGGCTGCTTTGGACAGGCCTGGCGTGTCGCCCAGCACACGGACGGGAAGGTCTTTCGTGGCCAGTTTCCAGAAACTGAAGCCGCAGACATAATCACGCTTGATCCAGTCGTTGACCACGCTCAGGCAAACCGGATCTCGGCTGCCACCATCCCGCGGCCGGAACAAATCCGTGTCGATGGCGTTGTAGATCACGAAATCGTCCTCGCACCCACCCCAGGCTTTCAGCTGGTGTTGGGTGATGAAGACATTCACATCGCCCGATTTGGCCTTGGCGAAGCGAACTTGCTCAGGAGACCAAGTCTCGTCGGGCAGACAATGTTCCAGGCGCAGCAACGGGACACCCAAATGCGTCGCAGCCTGCAAAGCCCGGTCGTACTGGCTGAGATGGTGCGTGATCACGAGGTCTATGTCTATGCCGACAGGAACATTTGGCGTCGACGGATGGAAGGGCAGCAGGATGTGGTTGGCTGGCATGGGCGCATATTGGCGCATCCACGGCTTGGCGTTTTCATCATTCCACAGGAAAAAATTGGCGTCCACCCCGCCCCAAGCACTTTGGTACCGCTCGTGGGTAACAAAAGTGAGGACATTGATCCTGTCAGTCTTGCGGACGGCAGATTTTAGGATGCTGGCAATGTCTGGCATGGATAAGACCCGTTGAAACGGCCCGGATGGCCGTCGCTAACGATCTTACCCATGCCGCACAGGGGTCAGTCTCCCAAACGCTCAAGGATATGGCGAATTAAGCCATGGCGCTGAACATCTTCTGGCCCCAGAGTGACCTTGGCGATGTCAGGATGACCTAACTTTTCCCACACCCAGATGAGCGGATTGCCTTCAGAGTGGGGCAAGTCTGTCTGGGTAACGTCTCCGCAAACGATGACCTTGGAATTCTCACCAAAACGGGTGAGAAACATTTTCATCTGGCGACGGGTCACATTCTGGGCCTCGTCCAGAATGATCACCGAGTTGTGGAATGTTCGACCGCGCATCGTTTCCAGGGGGACCACCTCAATGGTCTCCTTGTTCCGGCAGTGCTTGAGGAATCCCGGGTCGAGAAAATCCCCGAAGGCATCAAACATGGGGGCCATGAAAGGGTCGGTCTTTTCACCCAAAGTGCCAGGCAGGGCGCCCAGCCTTTGACCGCACTCAACGATGGGTCGGGTCAGAATGACCTTTTCGATCTTGTTCTCGTGGAGCCAGTTGGCGGCGAGACCGCAGGGGATGTAGGTTTTACCGCAACCAGCCGGGCCAGTGCAGATAGTCAGAGTGCAGGCCTCAATATTGTTGATGTAGTTCTGTTGGTTGGGCGTCCTGGCCTTGATCTTCTTAACAGGCTTCTTAGCATCAAACCGTTTTTCAACATCGGCGTCCCTAACTTGTTGCCACGGAATCAGTTCTGGGTCATTATCATCTTCAAGAAAATCGGTCCACAGCTTGTTTTTGCGTCGCATGGTCAAGAGCCTCCAGGAAGGTCTTGCCGACCTTCAGGGGGATGAATTGGTACGCCACTTCCAGACCGAGCGAAGCTTTCGCTTGACGCTGGTCATCCTCCCTGTAAGCCCTTCGCATCGCATGGGACAGATCCTTGGTAAAAGGAACCTCCCATTGTTCGTCGCCACGGTAAAGCTCGGCTGACTCGTCCTGACCGCCCGAGCATGGCTCGTCGTAGACGGGAACGAGATAGCCGGTCTCATCCGAGATATAGGAGCGATAGGTTCCGGTGTCTGGCACAACCGGAGTCCTGCCCATCGCCATTGCGTCAAAGGCCGGATAAGACCAGGCTTCACCACAAGAGGCCTGGACAAAACATGATCCGTGAGCATGAAGACCCATCAGCTGATCTTCTGTCAACCGTTCCGTGATCACGACTATTTCTGGAAGATAAGGCAGTTTCATGCCCTGTCCGATCTCGCGCATCATCGATTGGACATGGCGCGGATCGCCGTTTGTCTTGATGACGAGCACGACATTTTCGGTCGGCAGAAACTCGCTGTAATAGGCCTTGATCAACCCACCCAAATTTTTGCGTCGGACATTCTCGCCGATCGTGTAGAAGACAAACTTCTTCTCGTTGACGTACTGTCGAATGAAATCCGGAACCGGATACTTTTTCAGATAGCGATGGACATCGCTGGGTAGGGGCAGGCTGATGGTCGGCTTGTTCACCCGACTGTTGGAGCAAGCTTTCGTTGAGATTCCTGGTGTCGTGACAACCACATCCATCATGTTCAGGTGCAAATCCCACCCTGCGCTGGTGAACCTGCTAGCCTCGTAGTAAAAATTGGCCACATTCAGACCGAGCCTGCGGTCAAACTTCATGATGGGCGGCAGGGTGTGCTGAATGACCGCATCAAACCTGGCGGGCATAGCGCGTTCTTCCAGCCCGTAGATTTTCTCATGGCAGGGGTGGGAGGCACCGTTGAAGGTGATTGGCCGACAAATAACTCTGGCTCCAGCCTCCTCTAACGCAATGGCTGTCTCGCAACAGGCCCTGGCATAACCCGTTCCGTCATGAAAATTGCCAATGTAGAGGATGTCGTTCATGATGCCCGCATTTCCTCCCAAAACTCAATCCTGTGACGTTCGGCACACAGTTGTTCCCAAGCATGTTCCCGGTTGAAAGCTCCCAGCTTGCCACCCGGGCCAAAACTTGTGTATTGAGAGGGGACAAAAGTGGTATCACAATAACCACGAGAAAGATCCCGCAGCATCCTTTGGGCTAGGTATCCGGCCTGAGCAGAAGAGATTCCCAGGGCTGAAACAAAAGCCTTGTCAACCCATTCTTTATTTGATAGATATTCTTCTGGTTTAGATAAATTAGGCAATATTCTTTTATTATCTTGATAGCTTTTTGTTGGTTTTTGCAAGCTTGATATTGTATTTAGCCACACATTAGCTGCTTTTTCATAGCTGAATGTAGCACTAGCCATATCTCTATGTTTTTGACCAATCGCTCGACGCAATGCGGGCGGCGACGAGAAGAGGTTGGTCAGGGCGGACACCAAGGCATTGTTGTCCGGCAAAGCCATCATCCGTCCGGTTTCCAATTCGGGGAAAGCGCGTTGGACTGGGATGGTTTCGGCCCCGATAGCCGAGGCCACAGAAGACATGGCGGTGAAGTCAACCGAGACCACCGGGACACCACAACAGGCTGCTTCAACCTGCGGCATTCCGAAGCCCTCGCACACCGAGTATTGCACGAATACGTCCATGGATGAATACACCGGCCGCATGAACGACCTAGGAAGGCCGGAAGCCACGCCGGGGGTGGTTAATTCGCCACTTGCGCAGTACGGACAGTACCCGGCTGGCATCTGCCAGAGCAGGGCAGAGGCCCGATCGCACTTCTTGCAGGCGAATGTGAACAGGGTTCTGTGGGCAACACCGTGTCGCAGCAGGTACTTGGGCATGTCCCAGCCAACATCGGGCCAAGCCGTGTGGCAGTACAGGTAAAGTCGGTCGGCTATGTGGGATGGTGCCGTGTCCAGCAACTTCTTGAAACTTTCAAAAAGATCGGGGTACAGCTTGCGCCCCTGGTTGCGCATCACCGTGCCCACGACCAGGGCATCCTGCGGGATGTTCAGAGCCTCGCGGGATTCGTGCTGAGAGTGCGGGAAGAATACATCCGGCTCAGCTCCGGGGGAAGCGACCCCGGCCAGGTTTAGGCCGGGATACTGCTTCAGGACATTCAGGCCGTATTCCGAATAACACAGTACGGCATCGGCCTGATTCAATACCGAAATCCATTCGTCATCCTGAGGTTCGCCGTCGACGGGGTGCATGAACACCCAGCGATAGTAAGAACGCAGCGGCGAATAAGCAATGAACGCATCCTGCCAGGGGTCACGCAATGAGATAACAACATCCGGCTTGAAACGCAGGACGGTTTCCTCAAAGATCGTGGCCCCCAGCGCGGGATTGGACTGGTTGATGGCCAGAGGCGGATAGTTGTCCGTGTTCGTGGTCACGAAGAAAGCCGGCCACGGGCTTGACGCCCGCCTCGGATCACTTGGAACACCGTAACAAGCCAACTCCCCGATCTCATGACCGGCTGCTTTAAGCTTGTGGGCAATCTGGCTTGCGTATGTGGCATAGCCAGTCTGCAACCAAGTCGCCTCACCAACCAGAAGGATGCGTGCCATTGTTTTTCTCAGAAGGGGATTTCTTCGCCGTCAGCACCACTGGCAAAACCGACACCCTCGTCCTCGGCACCCACCCCGGCTGCTACGGCCTTATCCGATCTGGCTTCGGTGTTCTTGGCTCCCAGGAAGGTGAAGTTGTTCACCCGAAAACGCAAGGTCGAACGCTTGGTGCCACTCGACTTGTCAGTCCAGGTGTCGGTGCGTGCGGTCGCCTGGATGGCGATCTTCGACCCCTTCTTCATGTACTTGCTGATGGTGTCAGCGGATTTGTCCCAGGCTTCGCACTCAATGAATGCGACCTCCTCCTCTCCGTTGCGGTTCTTGCGGCCACCGTTGACAGCGATGGCAAATTTTGCCACGCGGTGTTCAGCCCCCACGCTCTGAAGCTCGGGGTCACGCACGAAGTTCCCAATGAAAATGCAATTGTTCACGAATTCACCTCATGACATCTGAAAAACCTTGCGCACGACCAACGAACCTTTCTTGGGGTCTCGTTCGCCCTGCACCAAAACCGTGTTCCCCTCAGACAGGAGATGCTTGTACTCCTCCCAAGGCTCAGAGAAACACACCACATCGTCCAGCATCCCGGACGAATCCGATAGAGAAAGGAAAGCCATCATGGTCCCTTTCTTTGTCTTAAACGACCTGACCCCTCTCACCTCAACGCCAAGGAGAAGAAATCCAGTCTTTCCAGCCAAGAATTCGCCGCAGGTCGTGTTTGCGTCACCCAGATCGCAACCGTCAACGCGAGAACAGGTCAGGGCGAACCCAAAGACCTGCTCTTCTGCCCAAGCCATCCAAGCCGGATGGTCGCTCAACGGGGTGGGTGGATTCTCCAGAAGGGTCGCCTGGCCATTCACCAGAGACCCGCGTTTCACATTGGCCACACCACCGCCTTCCTTCTTCGGTTTGGCCAACCGTCGAAGCACATCGACAAACGGCTCGTCTCCATTGCAGTTCTTCAGAATCCAGGCCTGCTCCTTCTTGGTGAGCGAGGCGACAACATCGATCTCGGCCAGCATTCGTTGCCGCTTGCGTCCCGCCCAATCCAGGGCGCCCGCCATGATCAGCTTGTGATTCACCGAAGGTGTTTCTGCGGCAACATGCACAAGCCATTCGACCCAAGTGAATTCGGTGGATTTCTTGCCCAAATCCTTCTCGGCTTTTTCCATAATCTCAAACAGCTTGTGTAGATTGGACTGTCCCAACCCCTTGATGTTTGACAGCCCGAAAAAGATATCGACGCCATCTGTCCAGAAAATCATCTGTTTGTGGCGGACATCGGGCGGAAACACGGTGATCCCGGCCCTGCGGGCATCCTCGACCAACTCCATGACTTCCTGATCCGGATCAACCTTGTCTTCGGCGTAGGCCAGCCACGAGGTATAGAACTGCACCGGGAAGTGGGACTTGAGATAGGCGGTGTCGTACCCAGTCAGCCCGTAGCTCATGCTGTGGGACTTGTTGAAAGAGTACCGTCCAGCCTTCTCGATCCAGCCCCAAACGGTCTCGGCCACATCCATGGAAACGACCTTGACCTTTTCTGCCCCCTCAAGGAAAAGCCGCTTGACCTCGGCCATTTCCTTCTGATCCTTCTTGCCGATGGCCTTGCGTAGCCTGTCGACATTTTTAAGATCGAAGCCAGCAAACTTTGCTCCAATCTGCATGGCTTGTTCTTGATAAACCAAAATCTGCTCAGTCGGCCCGAGTATTTCGTCTAGGGCGGGGTCGAACGAGTCAGCAGGCTCTTCTTTGTTGACGCGACGGCAGTAGTGTTCGGTCAGGCTGATGCCGTTCTCGTCTTTGGCGGCCAAACAGCCCGGGCGCAACAAAGCGCCCAAAGCCGAAAGGTGCTCGTCATTCCTGGGCCTGAGCTTTTTGGCCCAGGTTGCCCCCAGCCGGCTTTCCAGCTGGAAGACACCCTTGGTATTGCCAATCGACATGATGTCCCAGGCCAGATGACAATCCGGCAGCTTGGACACATCGACATCAAGCAGGGGAAGAGCGCCTTGGCGTGGCGAATCCCCGACTATCGGCCAGGAACAACCACAGGACATGTGATACTCGGCCATCAGATGATCACCGGGTTCTTGGCGCAAGCTCCACGGAACGGGATTTTGGCGGCATAATACCGATGCACTTTCAAAAAGCGGACGATCAATTCTGCCGTCTGTTTCGTGTCCACCATGGCCGAATGCGCCCCGTCCCGGCTCATCCCAAAATATCCGCGCAAGGTGTCCATCTTGCGATCGGGAAGCTCTTCGGAGTCATGAAACCAGAACTCCAGCAGATCCTCCAAGTCATAGACCTTCCGGCGATGGAACAGGTTTTGATCCCCGTTCTTGTCGGCAAAGCCGTACTTGGCGCAAAGACGATTGAAAATCGGCAGGTCAAAAGCGCGGATGTTTTTCCCGGCGGCAATGGGCGCCGTCGTGAAGCTGTTCCCCTTGGGATTGAACCGCTTGATGAAAGAACAGAAAGAACGCCAGACCGCTTCCTGCTCAGGCGCAGCCCTCAGCTGGTCACGCGTCTTGCCGTTGACGGCCAGAGCCTGGTCTTGCAGGAGGGAGAAATCGGTCGGCTTGCACAGGCTGTAGAATGTGCCATCCGGCACTACCGACAGAGTCCTGGGGTTGATGGCGACCGCAGCGATTTCGATTGGCTCGGTGGTTCTGATGTCCAAACCGCCCGTCTCAAAGTCAAAACAAATGATGATGTTGGTGGTCATTCGTCGTCCCCCTCTTCGACTTCCTCGACCCAAAACCGCAGGACTTCGCCGTTGGACAGAATCTCGTGATTCAATGTGCAGGTTGGCGATTCAGCAGCGGCGATGAATGTGCCATCCAGCGTGATCTCCCCCCCGAATTTGATCAGGATCGCCTTGATGACATTGCCCATCTCCTCGGCCATGCGTTTCTTGGCCTCAGAAGCTTCAGCAAGGGCGTCCAACAAAGCCAGATTGTGTGCCACCATGCGCTTGGAAAGACCAACTTCTTCAGATTCTTCATCAAACACGGACAGACCCCCCCTTCAGCAAAGAAATAGCACCTTGCATCTTGTCGAGGGCTGCGACCCCCAAGATGTCAAACTTGACAAAGCCCATGGCTTCCAAGTCGGACATTTCCACACCGCAGATGCGACGGTTCGTAGACTTGTCAAATACCATAGGACAGCAGTCGGCCAACGATCTAGGCGCAATCACCACGCCAGCCGCATGTTTTGATTGATTTCGCTTAGTTCCTTCAAGACGGATAGCTTGGGCAAACTCTACGGCCAGAGGCCCTTCCAGTTGACCGCTGTCTCCGATGCGACACCAGGGAGCTAGTTCCTTGGCGTTGTTCTCCAAGGCCCACATCAAGATTGATGCTTCGCCTGTCTCCTCGCGCATTTCCTGAAGTTCATCAGAGATGGCTGCCTCGTCAGGAATATGGTCGGTAATCTTGTTGATTTCATCGAAAGTCCCCTTTTCATGCGCCCTTAAAACATCCTTGATGGCAGCACGCCCCTGTAGTCTAGAAAAAGTGACCATCTGGGCAACACGATCCTCGCCGTAGCGGTCGCGCATGTGTTGCACAACTTCATCACGGTGCGAGATGGGGAAGTCGCAATCAATATCCGGCAGGCTCACGCGACCAGGCTGGTTGCGACCTGCGTTGTAAAAACGCTCAAACAGCAGGTTGTATTTGACGGGGTCAACATTGGTGATGCCGAGCAGGTAGCTGACCAGACATCCGGCACCAGAACCGCGTCCTTTGCCAACCAACCACCCCTGGCTCCTCGCCCAATCGCAATATTCAGACACGATCAGGAAGTAGGCAGACAACCCAGCCTCGGTGATAACCCCAAGCTCTTTCTTGACCCGATCGCCGTAGGCGACAAATTCAGGCGTGCCCTGAGCAGCGTGCTTCAATTTCTTTTTCCAGCCTTCACGACAAAGCTGACGCACATACTCGTCGGCACTCATGCCGTTGGGGCAGGCAAACTCAGGCAGCTGAGGTTTGGAAAGGATGTCATAATCCCCGCATAAATCGCTGATCTCCAGAGACGCATCAATTTCCTGAGGCGTGTGCAGGCCTTTCACCTCATCAAAATCTGGAATATGATAGCGATTAGACCTGAAGAAACCACCAAGAGAAACATCTTCTTGCTTGGATAATGCTGAGTGTATCGTAGGAAGAGTTGTTTGCATAGCAGAACAAAGCAGAACTCTTTGATCCGCAGCATCTTCGCTGGCTGGATAGTGGGCGTCTGGAGTAGCTAGCGTTTTAATGTTGTATTTCTTGGCAAAATGACGCAATGCCTTGACCGTCACGGCAGCGGCCGGAAGGTTGTCCTGATCGACAGCTTGGATCTCAATCCAAAAATTTTTGTCCCCGAACAGATTCCTGTATCGATTTGTAACTGCGAGAAGGCGCTTTTCCCAGTCGGAAGGCACCATTGCCCTGGCCTGCTCGTATGTCTGGCAGCCATAGGCAGCTTTGGGATTTTCAAACAAGGCATTGCAGAGGTCGCTACCAGGATGTCCAGAAAAAACGATGAACTTGCCGTCCGCATGTTTTGCCAGCAACTCCAAGTCCAGCCTAGGCTTGCGGTAAAAATGATTGGGGTCGTTCGAGTCGCTCGAGGCTTGAACGAGTCTCTTCCATCCCTCCTCGCCCTTTGCCAACACACACAGGTGCGACAGCGATCCATTCTCGGGGCGCTTGTCGTGTGCGGGTCCAGAACAAAGATAAAATTCCGACCCAAGGATCGGCTTGATATTTTTCTTGCGAAGGGCCTTGGAAAAAGCGGCGACGCCGGAAAGCGTGCCATGATCAGTAATCGCACAAGCCTTGTAGCCCAACTTCTCACATCTGCTAGCAATAGCATCAGGCTTGCTAAGCCCATCAAGCAAGCTATACATGCTGTGACAATGCAGCGGAACCCAACTCATTGACAACCCCCACCCCTGAAAGACAAAGACCAACCCCTACCCCTAAGCATCCCCGAAAAAATTATGGTAACGCACCGCATCCTTTAGCCACATATGAAAGGTGTCCATCTTGTCAAAATGACCGTCGACAGTCAGATGGCCACGACTGTTGTACAACCTAGGGAAAAGAATAGCTGTTCCACCGTGCTCAAAAAAGCGTTTTGTGTTGACTTCGTAATCGTCTATCAGGATTTTGCCGTAACTGGCCATGAGGTGTTTGGAGGCGCCCACAACAAACCTACGCGAATAAGCCGGAAGATGTTTGTTGATCCAGGCAATCTTGCCCTCAACACACCCTGGCGTTGATGCTGGAGAAGTAGCTATTACTACTTTGTCGCCAAAAACCTCTTCCACGATCGACAGTACGGCATCGTGCTCTCTGGTCTTGGGTAGGTTGGCCCAGAAGTCGAAGCCCATAGGCTCCCAAAACTTCTTCTCGTTGTCGCCCTGGAAGCCTAGCTTGTGGTGAAAATCCCAACAGTCCACATCCTTGTGGGTGACCGGGAGCTTGTGGAGGGAGATGGCCCCGGCGGTAAAATCCGCCAGGACCCCGTCCAAATCCAAATAGCAGGTCAGCTTGGTCACCGATTGTCCCCGCTGCCCGTGATGGTGCCACGCTCTTTGCGACTGTTCAATTTGGCCAGATTGATCCTGGCCACTTCGTCAAGGGTCACTCCCAGATCGGTGGCGAGGTTGGCGACATACCAGAGGACATCGCCCAACTCGTCGATCAGCTGAGTCCGCTTCTCCTCAGTCATCCTTCCACCGTCGTCGCGCAAAATCTTCTTGGTTTTGTTGCAGACCTCACCGGCCTCCCCGGCCAGACCAAGAGCCGGATAGATCACCTTCACTTCGGGCGGGTAGATAGCAGTCGTGCGGGCATCCACCTGATAATTGGCAAGACTCATGGTTGTTCAACAAGCTCCTTCTGATCCGCGGCGTAGGTCGGGCCGTGGCCCAAATTGGTGAGTCTCTCTTGCCGCAAGAGGTCATCACTTCTCATAAAGCCCCTAAACTCATAGGGGCCTGGAAACTCGCCCACAATGAGCGAATACGCATCAAGATCGTCTGATTTGTTGGCCTTGCCGGGGACAGCCAAAAGGCGACCGCTTCTATAGCGAGTGGCCTTGACATCCACAGTGGTGCCACAGGGCAAAGTTGCGTCGAAGTCGGGGCGTTCATCCAGTTGCAAATCTGGATAAACATTGGTCATCTTGCAGAAAGCGATCTCGGCAGCGATTCCTTCCAGATCAGTTGTCTCGCAGTCCTGCGGCCCCACCTTGCCGTCTTTTGTGTTGGACTTCCTGTTTTGCATATATCTGGACTTTGCCAAGAACTTAGCCAATCTTTGCTCGGCTTCGTTTAATGTGATCTTAGTCCCGATTTTCAAATGACAGTTAGTCACGACACAACTCCCGAAGATACTACGGTTTGATTGGCGGTTTCGTCAACCCTTTCTGTTCTACCGCCACCAGACCCATATCCAGCCCAGGGTTCGCCCAGAGCGTATTTGGCAACAACCCGGTCGATGCCAAGTTGAACAATTTCGTTCCTGTAGTGTTGGCAGGTCGAAAGACCAGATTCTGGATGTTCGTCATCAAAAAAAGAACAGAGGCGACTGCATTTCCAATTGTTTGGGTCGCGGTCAAGAATCCGACTGGGAGCGTTGTCTCTTTTGATCTTCTCAAACTCACGACGGATCATCTGGAGGGTGTCGGGCAGATCGGATCGTTGCAGGCAGAGAGAATAAGGACCACCATCCTGCACAAAAAAGATCGTCATTAAGATATCATCGTCTGGATAAAGCTCGCACAATGCATAATGATATAGACGAAGCTGAAAATCTTCGTACATATCTTCGTATTCTTTTACCTTGTCTTTTACCCAGCATCGACGCTTGCCTGTTTTCCAATCGATGTATTCGATGAGTCCAGGCCTCACCCTGGTGACGAGATCCATCGTGCCACGCAAAATCAATTGGCCTTCGTAGCGACGGCCATCAGGCAGGGAATATTCGTACTTGGCCCAGTCGTGCGGCAGAGTGATTTCAAAATATTGCTCTGGCATGACAACATTGCGATTGACCGGAGAGAACATGCCGTCGTTAAACAGCAGGACATCCCAAGTCCATTGTTCACATTTTTTACGATCACCTTTGGTCCAGGGATGAATAGTCCGTTCTGGGTTGGTGTAGTGATCCCAACCAGCTTCTATAGCCAATTCCGGGGTGAAGGTGGCCGTATCAAACTCTTTTTCGACTTCTGGATCAGAAAAAGTTCGCTCTCTATTTTGATGCGCTAATTTTTTGCGGGCCAACAACTCCAGGGCCTTGTGAACAATATTGCCAGATTCTGCTTTTTTGCCGGATGGTTCCTTGTGTCCTAAGTTGCTTGTGATAAAGAACTTATGAGGACACCACCCGTAAGACCCAACTGAGCTGGATCGCAAAAAAGTGACGATCAACGGTAGCTCCTTCTCAGGGATTTTATGGCGGCTTCAAGCTGTTCTTCGCGAGACATGCCGATATTGTCTATCAACACATCAAAAGAATAGTCGTCTAAAGCATTTTCGCTAGTATGATTGTCACCTTTTTCACCTCGTGTTAAACCTATGACGATTCCACCATCTTCTTTGATGGCTTGGCACTCGTTGGGAAAACGCAGGTCGGCAACGACATAAATCCCTTTGGAGTCTGACTTTTCCTCGTATTGCGCAATTGCGTTCAATGTTGCGTCAATGTGAACTTTCGGGTACATTTTGCGACAGATTTCGGTGCCAAAATATTGCAGTACCTCCCGCACACTCATGACCCCGGAAGGTTTCGGATTCGTCATCAGCGGGTAGGTGGGCATATCCTCCCATTTCAGATGGGTGGGCTTTTCCTTGTCCTGCTGGGTGCCATAGACCAACTCAGCCTGAAGACCAAGCAGCTTGATGCACACTTCCTTGAGTGTGTCGGCCATATGGAAGACCTTGCCGCCGCCGAAATAACTGTTGATGCGGTAGGAACTTCTCACCAAATCCATGGCCAAAGTGTCTTTACCGGCACCCTTGCGTCCAGCGATTCCTATCAGCATTACTTGAGTCTCCCTAAAATCTCTTTCATTTCGTCGACAGACAAATCGGCAGGATCGCGTCCCTTGCCAGCCTGGGCTGAAAGCACTCGAAAAGACCGAGAAAGCTGGCCGATGATTTTTTGTGAAGCTATCTGGCCAGCCTCATCGTCATCCAGGAAGACGATCACACGGCTTGCTCCAGATGACTCCAGCAGGACTTGCTGGGCATCGCTCAAGGCAACGCCAAACAGTGCCACCGCATTGTGATAACCGGCTTCCCAAAGGCGCCAAACATCACAGGGGCCTTCAGTCAGGATGATGGTTCCGTTGCGACGAGCATCCCGAAACGCAGCAAACTGGTTGTAAAGGACGCGGGAGCGGGAGAACCCCTCGGAATGACGCCACTTTGGCTGCATGTCCCCGATGGCCCGGGCAGAAAAACCAACGGCCATGCGGCCCGTGTAGTCATAAACGGGGACAACAGCGCGGCCAGCAAAAGGCCCCTGCTTCGTGTCGCCGACATCGAAATGGTTCAAGACCTCCTGGCCAAATCCGCGCCCCTGGAAGAACTTGCTGGGTATCTCCATCCGGGATCGGACAAGATCACGCCCCCATTTGCCCACGGGACCGCTCTCGACCTGCATGATCCGGGTTGCCGTGACGAATTCCCGCTGACTCTTGTCAACCTGGGGTATGTCTGCCCCCGGGGCAATCGCCAACAGAGCCGAAAGGAACTTCTCGGTTTCTGCGACCGTGGCGACCTTGTCTCCTTCAGCGACCCACCCGTAACGCTGGCGGGACAATGCTCCCCGCACAAACCCGAAAGTGTCATCCCGGAAGACTTTCTCGCAACCACGAGTGAAGCATTGCCAGTAGCCCATTGAGGCGTTGTAGTAAACCCTACAGCCGGTCGGGTTGTCGCCACCATGGACTGGGCATGCCGTAAAGAAGGAATTCTCGGCAGGCTTGTACTCCAGCCCGAGGGCGTCAAGAACAGTCTCCAGCTTTTGGGTGGCGGCAGCTGCTATTTTGCGCAGCCGCTCAAAATTCTGCGGACTCTTGGGTGGGATTGTCGAAGCCTGACCGCGTGGGTTTGCTTCGGAGTAGTCCGTTCCGCGTCGGTCCTTCCTTGAGTCTGCCATATTCGTACTGCCCCTGAATGTTGATGTAATCCCCACCATCAAGACCCTTGCCGTGCCGAGACACCACCGGAATGAGCTTCAGGTTGTACCTGACCCCGTCCGGACCCACACCCTCTTCGGCCATTTCCTCCTGGGACTTCCACTTGTAGATGCTGAAATTTGAGCAGAGCCAGATGATGCGATCGGAACCGCTGGCCGTGCTTGTGTCCTCGGCGTTGATGCCGTCCCGGTTCAACTGGACAAAAGCCAAGACAGGCACCTGATAACGCACCGCAAAATTGTGCAAGTTAGTCATCAGGAAACCCAACGCCTGGAATTCCGAGATGTTCTTGGTGATGCTGCGGTCGTCCATCAGCTTGATGTAATCGAAGACAATGAGAGCCGGTTTGGTCTGTCCAGACTCGTCGAAACCGACATGCCGGTACAGCCAGCGACGCATCGACCCGACCGTCTCCTCAAACGGCTGGCCGGCGATGGAGGCATAGTGGTAGGGGATGTTCTTCAGCTTCTCCTTGGCCTCATAGACCGCCTTGGACTTCACCTCGTCGGCGCCAAACTTGCCACTCTTGACATCGTCCACGGTCACATTGGCTAGGTTCGCCAACATGCGGTGCCAATGCTCCTTTGCGGACATTTCCGTGTCCAGGTTGAGCACGGGAATATTCAGCTTGGAGGCGACATGCAGGGCGATATTGTCTGCCAGCTGGGTTTTGCCTGTCTTGGGTCGGGCACCGATGACATTGACTGTGCCACGCTGGAACCCCCCGCCAATGGCGGCATCGTACTGGGGAAGACCAGAACTGATCCCCATGACATCTGACGGGTTTGCGGCCAGATAGTCGATGTATTCGTCCAGATCCTTGGAGATATGCGCCAGGCTTTCGGACTGGTTGCCCAGGCTCCCAACGAAATTGAAAACCGCTTCTTCACCGATCCCCAGGATTTCGCCCAGCGTCTCGTCCCCGGAAATGCTGGCCAATTTCTGGGCCGACTCCTTCATCACTTCCGAGAATTCGTTGGCCTTGTGCAGTTTCACCAAACGCGCAGCCAACCTGCGCAAATTGGATGGTTCAACCGGAGTAACAGCCAAGGCCCGCAGGTATTTCTGCTCTTCCTGGGACTTGAAGGTGTCCGCAAACCCCAGGGTGCCAGCCGCCGACACAATGGAGGGGATGTCTGCCTTGGAGTTCGGTTCGGCAAGAACCTTCTCCAGGCAACGGTAATAGACGGCGTTGGTGCCACAGCTGAAACAGTCTGCCGACAACACATCGGAGACATCCACCCATGCCTCGTGCCCACCCTTGAGAAGAGCCGCCAAAACGGCCCTCTCTGCTGCCGGATCTTGATTCATGATCTCCCCCTCTTCAGACAACCAGGACAAACCACCCCGGAATCGATCTCGCGCCGCAACGCCGCCTGCACGGCTGCCACCTGATGCGTCCTGTTGCACTTTGGACAGACCACATCAACCATCCTCTGGTTTTGCGAAGGAGGTCTGCGGGCTGCCGGGCGCATCTTCCGGTTCAGCTTCTTGTCGGTGGCAATATGCCCCTTCTCAAGAGACAGGTCATCCTTGAACTGGTTGGTCGATACAGACTTGGCAGGTTCTGGTGCCTTTTTGCTTTTGGGCGCTTTCTTCGGTTTTGCAGCGACCTCGGGAGGGGTAGTCTCCTTGCCAGCCATCTGGCTGGCCACCTCGGCAACAGTCGCCCAGTCCTCCGACGCCATCGCCAGAGCCATCTTTTTCAGCAAATCCTTGTCACTCATTGTTGTCTCCTCTTGGTCGCAGCCAAAGACGCAAACATATCAGCCACCTTTTCCAGACGCAGGGAAAGGTAATCAATCCTCTCCAGACGACAGGAGAGGGAAACCTCCTGCCTTTTCGTGTTGCTGGCGAAATCATCCTCCTGGATTGCCAACGCCCTCCTTTCGTCGGGCGAGTTGTACCGATAATTTGCGGTCTTGCTGGCAATACACTTGAGGATCGCCTCGTTGCAATACCGGATTTTCGCCCGCAGCTTGTTGCAGGCTTTGGCGACATGGAAAGCCAGACTCGTCAACATGACGGCGGCCTCATTGCACTCCTCTGCGGACATGGCGTTCAGCTCGTGCTGCGACATGTTGATGTAGCGCATTGCGCCCTTGTCTTCCGCTGGGAGGATCATCTTCTCGTAACTGTCCAGCATTTCATCGACCGACTGGGACGATGACTTTACTGCCTCAGCCTCTTCTCCCACTGTTCGTCCTCCTCGTTGTAGGGCAACTCAATCACCTGGATGCCGTTCAGATGGCACCAGTCCAACTTCTTCTGGTCTCTGGCTTTTGATTCCAGAAAACCCATGATCGTCCCATGAAAATGGGCGACAAAACGATAGTGCTGCTCCCCGTGCGCCTCGACCACCAGATTGCGCAGGGGCAGATAAAAGTCCACCCGCAAGCCGTTCGACCCCGGCAATCCGACCTCCTCCATGATCCTGTCGACGGGATAAATCCTGCGCAGGATCGTCCGGACGCGGCCGTGCAAACCGGAACGGAGAGGGGCCAGCTCGGCCCCCGAATGAGATCTGCCGGTGAAGGACCAAGTGTAGGTCCTGCCGTCTAAGCCCTTGACTTTCATGACGGGTGGAGCATGGCGTTGATTTCGGACTCAAGCGCCGCAATCCAGGAGGGGTTGTCCTGAAGCAGTTTGTACAGCTTCTCTCCACCCTGGGTCTTGACCCTCTTGATGGCATCATCATTCCACTTGTCGACGCCCATCAGGTCGAGGTGCCGTTCCATGTAGTCCAGGCTCATCCACGCCCCGGCTTTGCCGATCAAGCCGAGTTGCGCACCCAGATTGATCGCCTCATAGACATGGTCGATACCGATGCCATAGCGGATATAGCTGTCCACTTCCATCTGGGGCGGGCCGAGGGCGCACGACTCAATCAGCCAGTGAACCTGCTGGCCAATCTGTTTTTCGTTGCCGCCAGAACCGACCTTCCAGGCCCGATCAAACTTGACCCGCATCTGGACATCGGCCTGGTATTGCAGGGTGCGACTTCCTTTTTCGACAAAACCGCCATACATCCCCTGGGACTGTGTCAGGTGAAGGATCGCCCAGACAAAACAATTGCGAACGGGCACAACATTGGAAGCCTGACGGCAGAACCCGGCAAAAATCTTGTTGCCAGCACCGCGGTTCTCATAGCCGACCCCCTCGTCCATTTCCTTCTCGTCGCACAAAGCGGAGACCGAGTCGATGATGACCAGACAGCCGGGATCGGTGTTGATCGCCTTCATGGCCAAGGTCAAATAATCCTTGGCGGTCAGAATCCGCTCGGGCGTTGACCGGAAGATGGTGAATTTGTCGAGGTTGAGTCCCGCCGTCCCCTTGAGGTTCATCTCCTTGAGGCGCCCCTCAATATTCAGGTAGTAGACATGCCGATTGCCGTATTCTGGTTTCTGGCATTGGGCGGCAAAGGACAACGCCGTGGAAGTGTTGTGGGTGACAATGAAGTTGTCGGTCAAATACAGGCCGTCCTCACGGAAGACCTTGATGCAGACAGACTGTTCATCCCGCACATAATCCACCGCCACAATCCTGCGGGTCATGACCGTCTTGACTCGCTTTTGGCAGCGGGCCTTCTTGCGAGGGAGACGGAAGATGGACGACATGTCCGACATACGAATGTGGCAGCGATAAAACCGGAAAAGCTTGCCATTGAAGATGCGACGGCAAGCCCTGACAGAACAGAGACCGCCCAAAGACTGCACCAACCATTTCACTTGATCGGCCAGCCGCTGTGACACGGTGGTGAACTCTGCGCTCCCAGCCTTGCCAACGGTGCCATCGGTATCCATCAGCCCCTGCAAGACAGCCTGGCGAACCTCGACCGAGTTGTACAAAAAGCAGTCAGGAACATGTTTGGTGTGCGAATTCCTGCCAATCAACCCCAGACGCTTCAGGGCGGTCTTCAGTTGCTTGGCCCCGGTCAGCCAATAACTGTAGTTGTTTGACTTGGAGGCCGAGATATCGCACTCGCCATGATCGGCGACAGCAACAGCCAATTCCTTGTCGGCAGCGTAAAAACTCAGCTGTTTTTCGGTCATGGAGCCGTTGCCAAGCATCAGACCAACAACATACGGATGGACAGGAACCGGCCTGGGACGGAAAAATACCGGCGCAGTCAGTCGAACATGCCACTTGGGCCGCTGTCCCCACCGATTATTTTTTTCCTTGTAGTAGAGATCGTTCTTGATGTCTTTCAACGCAACGACTTCGGGGGACTTGCGCGCCTTGGCCGAAACCTCCCAAAGATGATCCATGCCGCATTCAGCCGTGTCCCCGTTGTCGAAGGTGACGCGGTAAACCGGCTTGACTCCCTGAGGAAAAACGCCAACCACAGCACAGACCGAGCCGTCGGGGTGGCAAACGGCATCGCCCACCGCCAAGTCGCCGATCTTGCGCGGGCCGTTGGGGGTGTAAACAGTAGCGGAAATTGGCTGTTCCTTGCCGGTCTTGGGCTGGCCTGAACAGGTGATCCAGGAACCCTCGGGAATGCCTCCGTGCAGGCCGACATTCAGGGCCGGGCCAACCGGCACCACCATCTTCTTGTGGCCTTCTTCCTCCAGCATGTCTCTGGCAGAAACAGCCACGCCTTCCCCGTACTGCTTGACCAGTTCTTTTTGCAGTTGTGTGTCATGACTTTCCTGCTTGCTCTTACTCACGCTCAAAATCCTCCAATTTGCTGCGCAAAGAACGACGGGGAATGAAATCCGGCCTAGGTGTTTGGTCGTTGACGATTGGATCGGGCGGGGGCGGTGGCGGCGCAGCAGCCAGACTGGCTATTTCCGCATCGTATTTTTCCTGCTCCCTAGCCAAGACATCCTTGAAGAAGGGTGCCCCAAACGAAAAAACCTTTTTTCCCTCGGGTGACCGGATCGCCCTTGAGATAACGGAGGGATGGTGTTTTTCCAAAAGCTTGAGCGCCAATCGCAACTGAAGAAGAAAAATCTTCTTCCAGCGCGGCAATTCCCAGAACTTCGCTGGCAGAGAAGTCTTTTCCTTGGCAGCCTGGCGTTCGCACATCACTTCGGCCAGGATTTGTTGCGGAGCAACCCATCCACCGCCATAGCGACTTTCGTACCGACTGTGTTCAGTAGCTTTCTTTGCCATTCCCTAACCCCTCAGGTGAGAGAATAGGGGTGAGACTAGGATGTTATCAAGGACTTACCCACAGTTTCTTGATCGTGACGATTTCGACGATCAGAATTTACAACCAAAAGCTCGGGCACTACCACGGTAAAGGTTTGTACAGTTTGCCCATCTTCTTCAAGATGCCCAAGCACGAATAAGTTGTACTGTTGGATTTGCGCCGACAGCGAAGCGCCCACCCCGGGTCGAAAGAAATAACCTTTGGCATCCCTCGGGCTGACTTCCAGCCTGGAAGAACGGAAGCGGACACAGACCGCACGGATTTTCTCAGGCAACCTGGCGAGATTAGCCCAGTCCTCATTCGTCCCGTCCACCACCGCAAAGTTCCCCTCGGCCATTTCGACCAACAGGAAAGCCCGGTCCATGGGGGCATCGGAGAGAGCCTGGGCCAGCGTCCCGTATCTCACTAGGCTTCGCCCCGGTAGAGATCCTTGGCGTAGCGGGTCATGAACTTATTGCCAGCCCGCACAGCCTTGCCGTGGTCGTCTCCCTCAATGGCAGCCGCCTCCGTCATCACGGTCACGCCTTGGGAGGGGCGACCGAACTTGCCGGGCGACTTAGCCTTAGCTTTCTTGTAGGCGTCAGCGATTTGTTCAGGCTGGCAACCCAAATCCTCGGCGATCTCGGCAAGATTCTTCAGGCCCGCCAGAGACTCCAGATAGTAATGCTCAGCCTTGGTTAGAACCTTTGGTTCCACTTTCTTCTTGGCCATGATCAACTCCTCTGAGCCATGCGCAACATGGCTTGATTTCCGCTTTTCAAAAACTCGACATATTGGTCGAACGATGTCCTGCTGACCTCTCGCCAACAGAAACGCATTTTTCCGGTGTGGCTGTCAAAACGCACAAGGTCATCGTGGTGATGGTTGAGCGGGTTGTAGAACAGGCCAGAATCGATTCCGCGGGTGCAGACACGCACCTCGCATTTCTCAAGGCCGGTTTTCTCATGCACAGTAATACGCGCAACACACCCATGATTTTCAGGATCGATCAGGTTGGCTTTCTTGTCGTAGGAAGTCACCTCAACAGGATTGACTTTCTTCTCCAGGAATTTCTTGGCTTCGTCGATGATGCGACGGGTCATGCTTTGTCTCCGGGTGCCGTGTAGAACAGCACATTCTGCCCGTCAGCTTCCAGATGAGTCACCTGCGTGACGAGAACAGTATCTTCCGCATCGGTCTCGCTGGGCTTCTGTGCGCCAGAATAACGAAAGAGACCCTTCACCTCTTTCTGGAAAGAAGTGTCCCCGCAGTAGCAGCATTTGGCCTTGACCTGCCATTCAAACGGCTGGTCGGGCTGCACGGCCCAAACATCCACCAGAGGCTTGTTGCAACTTGAACATTCCAGAATGACATGCCCGCCATCCTGGAAGCCGAACTTGGTGGGTGGTTGGGTGTTCACGATGTTGCGCAACATTTCATCAACTCCTCGATTGCCTCGTTCAGACGACGCTCACAAGTCCATCTGTCAACACCCTTGAGATGAAGGGTGAGCCTCTTCTTCTCGACGGGATTCCCGGAGGCCGATCCGTCCGGTAGCCTCTCGTGAACCTCTGAAAAAAGATAGATGACAGCGACATGCGGATTGGTCGGGTCGTTCGGAGTGGTCATTAGCCCTTGCCCTCCTCGATGTATTTTTTGACATTCTTGATTTTCTTGAGATCAAGCGGTTTGTCGCTGTCCCTCCACCAGGGCTTTTTCCCAGCCTCCTTGCTAAGCATCTGCTGGGCCTTCTTGTTGCTGGCTTCGGTCTCAGCCGCAATCTCGTCAACCTTGGTTTTGCCGGCCGATTTGGCATTCCGCTCACCCAGCTGACCGATGGTGGTCGGGTCTTGTTGGCAAAAGGCGGCGATGCCACACCCGATCAGTCGTTCCAGGGTTTTCTTCTTGCAGTCTGGGCAGGTGCGCTTGACCTTGTCGGTGAACGACTGGTAGACCTCAAACTCATGCCCGCAGCTGTTGCAGCGGTAATCGTAGGTCGGCATCAGTAGTCCTCTTCCTCGTCGTCGAAGTCGACATCCGCATTAGTGACATCAAGACACCAGCGTGACTCGGTCAGATTGACAGCCTGGCGAGGGAGGTTTTCCCGCAACAGATTGCCATTCAGGTCGGCATACGCCAAGACCAGAGTGTCATCGCTGGCAAAAGATATCACAGTCATCGGCGGCGAACCGCTGTTCAGGCAGACGACATCTCCAACCTCAAACCCCTCGCTCCGCGCCATCGTCTTCCCCTCGTGTGCGCCAGAAAGTGTGGAATTCATCCGGATCAGTTCCGTCTGTGTTGGCAAGCTCTTCCACCGCAGGAGGAGCCTGGGTGGTGGCCGGAGCTTCAGTCGTGGGGATGGCTGGGGCTGGTGTCGAGCCAAGCTCAGCTGTTGCCAGGACAACCTTGCCCTTGATCCCAGGCAGACTGTCTGTCGAGAGAATCCGGTAAACCAGACTGGACATGCCATCCTTGGATCGGTCGTAGTTGGTGCCGACCCGCTTGCCAGCCTTGAACTGCTCCATGACATCAAATGTCAATGGTGGGAAGTTTGCCTCGCGACGGGACATGAAAATGCCCTTGCGGATGCATCGCTCAAACATGTCGGCGGTGTGGACATTCGTGCCGGGATAGCAGTTGGAGTAACCGTTGACCTCGCTGTAGATTTCCACGGGCATGATCTGCACGCCGCCCATCTCCACGAAGGCGTCTTCCAGGCGGTAGTCGGCATCCGACCCAGTAAGCGGCTCGGAAGAATGGAAGACGAAATAAGCGGCGTCCGTCACCTGAACCCCAACATTGCACAACCAACCAGCGTTCAACGGCCCCTCGTCGGCCTGGCGTACCACCACAACCTCGTAGTTGAGATCGGGATTCTTTTTGGCGATCTGTTTGGTGAGCGCATCCAGAAAACCGTTGACATCGGCAGACTTGGAGGCGGGGACGATGAAGGCGATCTTGTGCATGGATTACTTCCTCTTTTTTGCCTTGTTCTGAATGGACTGCGAGGTGCGGATGGCCCATTCCACGCCAGAGGTGCCACCCCAACCCAACCAGGCGACAATGGCCGGTATGGTCCAGGGCTTGGTCTTCGCCTCGGGTTTATTGCGGGCTTTCTCGTAATTGCTGCGATGCCGGTTGAAAGAGGCCATCCTTTTCACCGTCGACGCAGAAAGCTTGGCGCCGTTTGCCAGATCGCGGGCGCGTGCCCAGCCCACAGGCGTCATTCCCTTGCATTCCTTGCCATACTTCTCTTTCCACTTCAAAACCTTGCGGGCATTGTTGCGGGCCGACTCAGGGGGGTCATATCCCTCCGAGGCCTTGCTCAACACATTCAGGACTTCGGTGGCCAGAATCGTGCAGGCCTCATTGACCTTGTTCTCGTTGACAAACTCAAGAGCTTGCTTAGGATTCAGCCCGGCCTGCTGGAGGATCGCCTCGACTTCTTCCAGGAAAATATTGAGGGGTGTGTTGCTATTCTTGCTCATGACGGTCCCTTAGGGGTGGGTTTGATCCTACCGATAGTAACCAGAAGGCCCGGCCGAATGACTCGACCGGGCCTCAAGAATTGTTTTTTGGTGGTTTTAGCTACCGCAAGTTCCACCCTTGCCACCAATTACACAGACATCATGCTCTAGGTACTCCACGCCCTGTTGCTTGGCGGCCTCGTCATAGTCCACGGAGACTAGGGGCTGGCCACCGCGGGCACCATCGGGGTAAACCGTGAAGCCACGCAAGCGAGGGGCATACTTGGACAGGGTTGCGGCGAAGTCCTCAATCTTGTCCTCGTTGTTCAGTTCCGACCCCCAGCTGGGCATGTTGATCGTCGACGAGATGGACTGGTCAACATAATCCTGGGTGTCAGCCTGGAACTTGAGGCGACGCTCGTAATCCCGGGCTAGGTCGATGGCCGACTCGATCTTGTGGGGGTCCACGCCGTATCGCTCGATCAGGTCCTTGGCGGCGCTGTCCACGACATATTGATAGTGCCACTGGGTACCGTTCTTGAGGTAGCGTCGTTTGTAAGCCACGGCAAAGACCGGTTCGATGCCGGTGGTCGTGCCAGCCAGAATACCGATGGAGCCGGTGGGGGCAATCGCCCGCTTGGCCACGGGTTCGCTGATGCCCAGCTTGGCCGAGAACGAACGGGAAACGGCATCAGACTCGTCCCGGTAGATCGCCAGCCACTTGTGGAGGTCATCGGTGACTTCGTAGCGACTGCCCCGCTGCACCAGCCACTCGTGCATACCCATCAGCCCCAGCCCAAGTCGGCGATTCTTCTCACGAATTGCGTAGACTTTGTCGTAGGGCAGATGCGCCACCATGGTGCCACAAATCAAGAACTTGGTGGCCAACTCGACAATCTGACGGAACTCTTCGGCAGTCTCAATACGAGACATGTTCAGAGAGCCGAGATTACACACATCAGAGTCGTCCTCTGAGGTCACTTCCGTGCAGGCATTGCGCAGGGTCTCGTTCTGCTTGTCGCCGAAGTTGAAAGACCATCCAGGCTCCCCGGTCTCCATGGCCTGACGGCAGTTGATCAAAAAGACTTCGTTCTTGTGGCGGTCGGGCAGGTTCAGCCAAGCGTCATCGTAGTTGGCCGAAATATTGGTCATGTCCAACGGGGCGGGATAGTTGAAATCGGCGACCTTGCAGTCCCACACCGTCTTGTCGGTCCCTGGCACCTTCATGGAGTGCCAATCCTTGGCGTACAAGAAGTTTTTAATGTCTTGGTGCTGCCAGTTCAGCGAGGCGTAGATCGCCGACCGCCGGGAGCCACCCTGCATGACCTCGCGACCGATCTCGTTAATCATCCTCATCTTAGAGACAGGGCCAGAGGCCTCCCCACCCGTCCGCTTCAGGGGCGTGCCTTTGGGGCGGTAAATGGAATAGTCCACCCCAATGCCACCACCAGTTGCCAAGCACGACTCTGCCTTCCAGGACAACATGGCCCAGTCTTCACGAGTATCCTCTTCTGCTCTCAAAAGATAGCAATTGTTAAATGCTTTGATAGGCCTGCCAGCATAATAGATATAGCGACCGCCGGGCAGAAATTTCATTTCGGCGATGGCTTGGGTCAGGGTTGCTTTTTCGTCGGCGGTCATCCATTCCCGGCAGACATCTTCGACCAGCACTTTGGCCAATTTTTCCCAGGTTTCACAACCTTCGTGCCTATACTTATAGTTAAAGATATCTTCTGAAAACTTGTTACGAAAAACGCTTGCAGACATGACAAAAACCTCCAAGGAACCGATGCCGAACCGGCCCTGAGTAAAACGCTAGTAAATAACGGCAACAAAAAAGTACACCAAGACCCCATCTTGGGACCTGTCAAAGAATAGGCCGAAAACGACCTATTTTCTAACTGTTTTTTGAAAAGATTATCCTGGCGGAGATGTGCTGGTCACCCCGCCACCTCCACCACCCCCACCACATCCTGCATTGAGGCAATCCTGCTCGGAAGCGTAAGTTCCAACCGTGTAGCTTCCTGTGGAAACACAGCCATAGATAAAGCTGTTCCCGGTAGTTGCGACTATCTCACAATTGTACCTGTAAGACGGCGCAGCTGTTGTTGAAGTCGTGCTGGTGCTTGTGGTTGTTGAGGTTGTGGTCGTAGTAACCGGAGCAGCTGTCGTGGTCGTTGTAGCCGAACCAGTTGTGGTAGTCGTTGTGGTCGGCGCAGCCGTCGTAGTGGTCGTGGTTGTTGTGGTTGTTGTGGTGGTAGTAGTTCCACACCCCGAGTTTATACAATCATTATTACTGGTATAAGGTCCACCAACAATAGTATGTTCATATTGAGGGCTATCTAAGCTATCAAGATATCCACATCTATCTAAAATCATTGCGCCAGTAAATTTATCTCTTGAATAAAAACAATAACGACCAGCTACAAACGGGGGTGTTGTTGTGGTGGTGGTCGGCGCAGCCGTCGTAGTTGTGGTCGTTCCCAACGAAGCACAAGCCACATTGCACGCGCCCGATGAGACATAAGGCCCGGTATAAGTCACCAAAGGATTGGCGGGTGGGCGCGTTGATATATAGCTGCACCCAGTAGTGCCTTGATAAGAATCATTGACACAATAATATCCAGCCACCCAAGGTGCTGGGGTAGTGGTGGGCGGGGAAGTCGTGTCAGGTACAGGATCGTCTCCAAAACATCCAGCACCATAAATAATCGACTGACGATTGTCGTCTAGATCATCATTTTGAATAACTAGCGTGCCAGTTATGGTGGTGATGTAACGAATCGAAGGAGAGGTTCCACCCATCGTGAAGGACAATTCCTGGGTAGCCGCTTTGGTCGAATCAAAGTGGTAATAATTTACGGAATTGCTGGAAACAGTCCCAATTCCAGAGCCACCAGACCAAACAGGCGAGAAAGCACCCGTCATCCTCATGGCGAATTTGGGATTTTTCAAATATTTCAAATTGAGATTGTAGGTGGCTGGCCCGGTTGGATTGGCTCCACCAAACTTCCATCTTTCCGGAAGATACCAGTCTGTCTCGTTGGCACTCATCTCGTAATGAACGCCGGGAGTCTGCAATTTTAGCGTGATATATTTGAAGACAATTGATGTGTTCGTGAATTTGAAAACAATGAATTCGCCTGCGTCGCAAGCCAATCGCTTTTGCGAAGAGTCATACAGGTTTGTGTAAGTGACAGATGGTGACCCAGAAGCATTCCAGTTGCGGAATATTTCTAGCTTAATTCCGCCAGAATTCTGTCCACCAGCCCACAGATAATAATTGGCAGAATATTTCGACCTAAATCGATAATAACGGGTTTCGCCAGCGTCAACAGTCGAAGTGAAGTAATTGACGCCACCAAGCTCTTCCAAATCCTGAAGTTCAGTATCAGCTTCGTAGGGCCATGCGTTAACGGGCGTGTAACCGCCTGACTGTGGATCGGTCGCACGAACAGTATGGCTTTCATTGGTTGATGTTAAGACTTCCACAGACCAACTTGGCACACGCAAGATTCTTGATCCATAACCCGTATCGGCAATCATGCCGAGCTTCCATTCTCCGTTGGGGCTGTCTCCAAATAGATCAGTCAATGTTGTGCCAAACGGGGCCGATGAATCCGGCCAATATGTGACATTTTGATTGCCGTTGGGATTGGGGCGGAAATTTCCTCCAGAACCGAAAGAAAACAACGAGTCTCCGCTGTCGTTAGTAAAGACATAAGTCTGTTCTGTGATATTGCCGCTATTTGCCAGGGCGCCAGCCAGCAAGAGATCTTTGCCTGACGGTGCTTTCAACATCAACACGCTTGTGCCAACCGAAGAAAAAGATGACACATCGTGCAGAGTTACTTTCAAACCAGCTATGACGCCGGACATGCCAGAAAATTGGAGGCTCGTCCTGTAAACATCCCCGCCGGTTGCCTCACCAGGAGGGTTGGTAAATTGCATCTGGACTTCCGGAACATTGGAAGGCCACGCTGGTGGTGGGGGAAGTGTGTCCGGGTCCATGTTGATACGAATGAACATGTCCGGTTGTGCGCAATAAGTACAGACCGGATCATAGATGATGGCGTCTTCACCGATACCACTTTCGTAGCCATGCAACGAGCAATCGTAGCTAAAAGGCGCCTTTTCTTCTAATGTTACCGTTAAGACCACATCGCCGCCCCAGAACCCATCTGCCACATTGCCAGACGCAGGATTGGTGGCCGAAGGAACCAGTCGGTTGAACCCATCTGTGTCAAATAAACGAAAAGGATGAGTGCTGGTGTTTTGCAGACGGAATGTGTAGGTCAAATTGGCGACTGATTTGGGGATCATGCTGCTGACCACATACCAGTTTGTGCCGTCGTCGCTGAACTCAAAATGATTGCCGGAGATACCGTTCGTGTTGGAAGACGAGCGGACATAGGTTAAGGATTTGAGGCATGTTGCTGGCAGCGGGTAGGGGCTTGCGGTCGTGGTTGTTGTGCTGGTGGTCGTGCTGGTTGTGGTAGTGGTCGGGCCGCTGGTAGTCGTTGTGGAAGTTGTCGTGGAAGTCGTGGTTGTTGTAGTGGTTGTGGTCGTGGTGCAACAGGCTCCCAGGACGCGATAACCCAAAGAAGCGGCGTCATAAACCAGCGTTACCCCACCCAACGGAAAAACAGGGTAGTCATCCAGATCAAGAACCAGCAGTTTGGAGCCGGACGGTGCTGTCACCGAAGCGTGCTTTAGGTAGAATGTGTCAGTCTCGGAAATATTCAGCAGATAGACAGTTTCACCATCTGCGATTGACTCTACGCCATGGATTTCATAACCATTGATCGGCGGATCAACACGCAGGATATTCTTGCCATAGCGAGGCAGTTCCAGAGTGCTTACCCCAGACAGAGACGGGGTGTGGCTTGAGAGGGCGACCGCCGAGTTCGCCAACATCTGGTAAGTGCCGACATGCCTCCAGGCGGTTGAGTGCTGGCTGACCATCACGCCGTCGACGCGCACAAGGTCATAGCCGGAAGGCCTGCCGGTGTCTCTGTCCCAAACCACCTTCTGCAAAGCCACAGCCTGGGCAGAATTATCCCAGTAGGCAAACACATCCACGCATTTGCCAGCTACTTCGTTGGCCGACACATAGGGGGCGATATTCAGCGTGAACTTGCGCCAACGGCTTTCCAAGGTGTCCCACAAGGAAATGTTGTTGCCCTGAAGTGGAGCCAAATAGACAGTTCCAGAGCCTGGAGCCTCTGTGTCCGTCGCCGAAAACGACAGGGCAGCATTGGCAATACCGTTATTGTCCAACACATCTAGAAGACCATCCCGCGTCACGGTGTGGGCGATGGGGTCGCCAGCGGCGTGTAGGACGGCTGTGGTACCTTCCCTTCCTCGCAAAACTGTCAGCGTGTTTGTCTGGTCATCAACAGCTGTGACCCGCATCACCTCTTGACCGCAGGTCACTTCAAAGGGTGGGTGGGGGAACTTCAGGATATTGACAACGACGATCTCGGTGTCGGTTGAACTGATCGCTGAACCGAGGTAGGTGACAGCCTGGTTGGAAAAACGGTGGAGTTGACCGGCCATGAATTATTCCTCGATGCCGAACAGCGTGCCGGTGACGGTGACGGACGGCGAGTTGGGGGTTTGGGTGAGTTTGAGGACATTGTTGGCTGCTGACAACAGGCGCCCACCCGGCAGGTCAAACCGGAAGGCCGTGTCTGCCGTGATCATGGGGGTGCGGAAGACAAAGTTGCCGGATGAGTTGTCTTCAAAGAGCAGCGAGACATTGCCGGAGACCGACAGGATACCGCCCAACAGCCGGATTTTCTTGCCGGAAGCCGGAGTCCAGACAGTTGCCAAAACACCGACGGAAACGGCGCTGAGGTCTTTGTAAACAGCCGGAATAAGGGTGGGAGAATACGCAGTGCCATTGAAAACAAATGGCGCAACCGCAAGTGTTGAGACACCCACTGGCCCTATGTTTGCCGCAGTAAACGCATTGCTCAAAGGAGTCCAAGCATTGCCGTTAGACATGGAGGCGCCAAATCCTGGAAGAATACCGCCAGAAGTAGGTTGAGAAGCAGCAATTCCGGAAACCGCCACATTCCAGGTGCCATTCTGGGCGGCGTGAACAGCTAAACCGCTGGCCCCCACCGTGGCCTTGCTGGTGCCGTTCAGGGTGCCGTCCATCAGCTTCACATACTGGACCTTGCACGATCCCAGCGTGGCATCGTTGACCTCGTCGGCGGCGATGGACACACCAGCACCCGGAGTGATTTGCACATTGTCGGCCATTGTCAGTTCCCTCGGTAAAGAATGATGTCGCCGGATTCATTGGCGTATGCCAGCAGATTGCCCTCTCCGTCTTCCAGAGCGTCTTGAACGATGTCTGGATCGGTCTCGCGGGAAGGGCGGAAGAAACAGTTGGCCACAAATCTCCAGGCTCGGCTGACCACATCGTAGATGCAGGCCACGCCCCCGCCTGGCGGGATGGGCAGATCGCCTTTTTGGGGCAGTAGGAATTTCTCGTTGGTCAACGCCGACGCAGAAGCGTGCTTCAGCAACACTCCTTGGGAAGATGACACATTGCTCAGGATCACCATCTTGCCGTCTCGCGCTGACTGTAGGCCGTGCAAGACCACGGCGCTCACGGTCGGATTAAGCCGCACAACCTTGAATCCTTCGTGGCGGGCGGTCAAATTATTGGCCGCACTCAAGGTGACCCGGTACGCATTTGGCGTGAACAAGGTACCTTGTTTCTGAATTGTCCCGACATAACGCCTAGGGACAAGGCTGTAGCTATCTGTTCTAGTCGCCACCCCATCCCTGAGGGTCGTTGTCGGGCGAGAGCTGGATGTTGACCAAACAGCCATGAAATACATGACCTTTTGGAGCGATTCATTCCAATGGGCAAAAATGTCAGCGGCTTCCCCGTCAGCCAGAATCGGCAGCAGGGTTTCCGTCCCCGCCGGAAAGCGTCTCCAGCCATTTGTCATGGGGTCGAGCAGCGAAACACCGTTCCCGCTCAAGGGCTGAAGTGTGATGGAGATGCCAGGGACGGGACGGACAGAGACATATCCCTTGTCGTCGGCAACGGTCAGGAAGGCTTTTTGGGTCAAAACGGGCTGGACTGGCCTACCAACAAGATGCTTGACGGCCTGGGTGGATTCCTGAGCGCGTAGAACGGTCAGGATCAATTCGGGTGAGGGCTGGGTGAGGGAAAGAAGTAGGCCGACGGGCAACGCTAACCGGGATGACAAGGCTTGGACAGTACAGATTTCTGAATCGATGACGATGTCGAAAGGGGGATTCTGGGGAAACTCCGGCGAGTAATTGACGACAATCTGGTTGGAAACCGCATCGACTGACTCTAAGAGTGTCGTTGCAGCACCGCCAAATCGCCGGAAATCAGTCATCGTCGAACCGCCCCTCGGCAAAAGCTAGTCGAAGGGCCTCGGTCGCCTGTTGCGCCTGTTCGTCGGAAAAACCGGCCCGGATCAACTGCTTATACACCTTGTGGCGGGTGTACATCCGGGTGATGGGGCCGTTACCTCGAGCCAGCCCCTGAAGGGCAGAACGCGCCTTCTTGCATTCCCAAAGCAATCGCAATGCCTGGATGCCGACGGAGATAATCATCAGGATGGTGAACGGGTCGAAACCGACCAGTTTTTCTTCCAGATAACCTTGCAGTACCGGGAATTCGCCGCTCTTGGCCGGTTTAATTTCCGAATCTGTCATCGATAGGCCTCCTTGGTCCCCTGCGCCACCAGCACTTCACTTTGCTGTCCCACCACCAACGCTCAAGATTGTCTGGATTGTGGGCGAGAGCGGCACCATAGGGAGCCAGCCAGTCAGCGGACGGAATCAGGTTGAACGCTTCAGCGGGCGGCGCAGTGCCTATCAGGAGTGTTCCAAGGAAAGCACTTTTCATTTGCCGACCAGATCAAACAGGGCCATGTGGATATCCTGGCTGGGGAAGTTGTCGTATTGACTGACCAGGAAAGTGTCGCCCTGCCCGATCATTCGCTCAATAGTCTTGCGTTTGACCTTCAGGGTGCCGCGTGGCATCTCCTCGCCCGTTCCAGGGTTCTTGACCACGCCGTGGACATCCCCCCAGGAATTGGCGATGTAGACATGCTCCTGATCAACCAGGCAGTAGTCGTAGATGCACATTTGGTGCGCCCAAGATCCGGAGGGGTCGTGGTACCCGTCTGCCCCAGGTGTCATCTCAAAACCCTGGTCGCTGGCAACCGTGCAGGAATAACCGTTGGCCAATCCGGCGATCAGGTCATCCCAAGTCTTCACCTTGGCCGCCGAGCGCACCAGATACTTCTTGCCGACTTCCAGAAACTTGCTGTCTGGCCCCTTTTTGCCCCAGGCCCTGGCTATGTCTTTGCCATAAGGCGGACAACCATCCTTGTCGGCAAAAATGGTGCCGTGCTTCATCACGCCAGCAGCTGCCCAGGAGCCGATGGAGCCATCCCCAGAGATGCGCCCACCACCGATCTGCACTCGGCTGACGCCGTAGATGTAGGGGGCAAAGACCGGATGAAACTCTTCTGCGTCGCCGCGCACGAGGATGTCGCAGCACGCAAGGTACTCGACGGCGTGCTTCATCCCCCAGGAGACACAGTCCCCGATCAGCTGGACGCTCAGCTTGCCGCCAATGTCACGATTCAGGACTTTGCGGGCAACCCGGTAGTTTTCTGAAAACTTCGGGGGTGCGCCGATGGCTCCGACAATCTGGAAGTCAACGAAATTGTAATCGTCCTTGACCATCTGGTAGCCGATAGCCGCTTCTTCGGCCCCGGGCCAGCCAGACTGGTTGCCATTCTTGTAGGCGTCAATAATCTCGTTGTCCATGTCATCTCACCCAAAATCTTAATGTTTCTGTCCGGACATAACGGTCATCTGTCCGGAGTAGGCTCCGGACAGAACGACAAGTTATTTCACGGCTTTCAGGCCGGTGGCAATCTCCCGCCAAGCATCGGCGTAGTCTTCGGCGGTGGTGATTTTTTTAGTCTTGTACATGTCGTACAAAACTTTCTGTAGTTCGTTGCCAAATTCCTCCCACGGCTCCGGGGTCAGGTTGGCCGAGGCCAAAGCCGAGTTGTTGGCATCCTTGGTCGCTTTCAGGATGGCGTCGCCGGTCTTGTAGGCGCCAGCGGCCACGGAAGAAGCGATGGACTCAAAGGCTTCCGACAAAACCGATGCGGCCTTGTCTCGCGGGGCAGCGACCTTGGATGTGGCTAACAGGTAGGTGGTTTTGGCCAGCCCGAACCGCCCGTCCGGCAGCGTTGGGGTGGGGGTGGGGGTCGGAGCGGGTCCCGGGCCTGGGGTGGGGTTGGGAGTTGGACCCGGGATCGGTTCGGACTGGCCAATTTGTAGCTCAGCGGTCAGGACTTTGATCCTGGTCTGAGCATCTGTGATCTTGTCGCCCTCCTTAGTTACATATAAGTAACTGACGGACGCAATGACAAGTAGTTTTTTCGGCGTGACACCAGCGCCAAAGAAAATCCCGTCGCCGGTTGGACGAACGCGTTTGGGGGTGTTCCCCTCAAACACCTTCCAATCGACGCTGGATGAGACAAGATTGGCTGGCTTATTCTCAATCGGTGACAAGCCAAGATCAACCAGTTCGCCAAGCGGCACAGGCTTTTCCGCACCGACAATCGACTGCTGAGGCAGGGGGTATTTGTCTTGCGCAAAAGCGCCTAGCGCAAAAGACAGGACAAACGACAGGGCAAGGAAAGCCTTACGCACGGGTCACCTCAGTTGACAGGGCCGATCTTGGTGGGAACAAATTGGGTCAGGGCCAGGTTGAGTTCGGCCAAGGAAGGTTCCTTGCCATCCTCAAACAGGTTCAGAATGTAGGTGGCGAATTCGGCGAACCAGGGCTGGCTGGCCAGCTTGGTCAGGGCCTCGATTGCCTTGTCGTCGGCTTGGCCGGGGATCATCTTCTGAATCCATCCAGCTGCGCTGACAACGATTTCAACATAACGCTTGACTTGGTCGACATTGGTAGCCATATATCTCTCCTGGTAAGGACATTCCGCCGAGCTACCGATACTAACCAGAACAGCTCTCTAGGCGTTCCTTCAATTTTTGCATCGCCTCAGCCTTGCGTTTTCTGGCCGCCTGCTTGGACAAACCAAATCTGGCAGAAACTTCCCGCAGGCTGTGGTTCTCAATGAAGTAAAACTGGATAATGTTGCGGTCTTCCTCATCCAGCTGGCTGATCGCCTCCCTGACCCATTCCTCGTCGACGGAAGGGAAGGTCTCCTCGCCGATTTCAGCGGGGGAGGCATTCTCAATAGGCACAGTCATGGACACAACCTTGGTGCGCTTTTTTCGCAACTCGCGTTGGCATTCCCATTCGCAAAACCGGAACAGGCTGGTCGTGAACTTCTGGTTGTAAGACGGGTCATGGCACTGGAGGGTGCGCCACAGGGCATTAAGGCTGCATGTGTCCAGATCGTCTGCGTTGATCAGGCCGGCGTATTTGGAGGTGACCTTCCGCATGATGTTGCGGTTGTCCTCAACAGCCATGGCGTCTTTGAGCTGCTGGTTGGTTACCTCACGCACGACCACTTTTCTCCCAGCTGGAGGCGACGATGCTGCCGTCAAGCCCCTGGTCGGCAATGGTCTGGATAACAGTTTCCGAATCGGCTCCAGTACCAGCCCACAAAGTCCCGTCCGGTAATCGACAAATAGCCCAAGCTTCATTCTTGTGTTCCTTTTGCATCCTCTTGACGAGGATATTGATGGCGGCGTCCTGCTTTTTACTGATTGGTTTGGGCGGGGGAGGCTCCGGTTCCCCGCACAAGGCATAGTCGATAGCCTTTTGCACCTCGGTCGTGTCAAACAGGTTGCCTATGCCAATCCACATCCTGTACCGCGTCCAGACCCTGAGGATCTCAACGCCAGGAATTTGCTCGACAGACTCGACAACCGATTCGGTGATGTCGAAGTTGGTGTGGGCGACCCAGAGTTTGTACAGCTTGCTCGACAACCCGTGTTCGCCAACGGGAACAAGGCCATAGGGACCAGCGATCATGCGAACATGACGGGACTGGTCGCCGTCGTTGTCGTCCTCGGAAAAAGAGTCGGTGGTGGACTGTTCGCCAGAAAGCTCTGGGTCTTTGGTGTCCTGCCAGCGCAGCGGATCGACCCACTTAAGCCATTGAATCTTGTTTCTCATCTGCCGTCCTCTCCAGCGAAGAACTTCCGGTACTGTTTCCAGCCCCGGAAATTGCCTACACCGATATCGGCCATCAACGCCACGGCCGAATGCTCAAAGGGGGACCAGTGTCCCGACTCTGCCAGGCTGTCGTGGAGAGCAAAATCCTTCTGTGGGTCAATTTGGCCATCGAAGGTTTCGTAGGAGAGTCGGGCGGCGCGGGCGGTGGCCACCTTGAGTCGCTCCTCGTTGGTCAGACCCTCGCAGCGGTCACCAAAGGGGATGTGCCACTCCCCTGGATTCAGGAAAGCTGGCACGCTGGCCTCCATTGCGTCCCTTATCTCGTAAGCAACCTTCTGTATTTCTGGCTGGGCATCCGGGTGGCAGCGCAGCTTGAAGAAATTCTGCCATTCTGTGGCAGTCACCAGCACGCTGACCTGCATCCATGGTTCCAGCAGCCGATTGACGATCTGCTTGTGGACATTGATTGAGAGCATTTCCCTCGCCTTGATCACCGCATTGTTTCTGGCCTGGAGCCAGATGGTCTCGGCAACCGGTTGGTCGGCTGGAGAAAGCTCGGCGTGAGCCTGCATGCCAGATTGATTTTTTCCCCAATGCACAGGCATAGCCGGATCTTTTTCAACCTGCTCAATGATCTTGGCGGTCGGGATCGCCCGGCTGGAGGCAGCGTTGCGCGAAAACAGCCGGTGCGTATTCCATTCCGCTAGGATGAATCTGGGAAAACGGACGACAAGCGTGGTGATCCGGTTGCCAGCCGGATTGATGGAGTCGGCGATCACTCTGGCTGACATCGGTCAAGATTCCTTCCTGAAAAGAAAAGCGTCGGTTGGACTGACTACGGGCACTTCCTTGTTGTCGGCTCCAGGCAACCCCAAGGACATACCCACATGCATGGCCTTCATGGCGTACTCAAACTCGGCCACGCGGTCATTGATGATTCCGCAGCGGGCTATGGCGAAGTTCACGACCGGCAAGATTTTGCCTGTCTGAATCAGAGCCAGCAGCGTGCCAAGCTTTTCGGCGTTGTCGACCGCCTCCGAAGTTGTCTCGGGATGGGGCACATCCATGGTGCATCGAATGTCGTCACCGTCGAGGATAAAATGCACCTTGATCTGGACATCATTCAGATTTTTTGTGCCGCCATCAGCATGTTGCTTAGGTGCAGCGGGTCGGCCACGCCTTGCCTTCCTAGGCTTGTCCATGTTTTCCATTCGTAACCCTCCTCTCGAACAGCCAACTCTTCAGGAACCATACCGCCATAGACCAACAGGATGGACCATGGTTCGACCGACAGGGTGACCACGGCACCCAGACGCATCTCGACCCAGCCCTTGTCCCCGATCCTGGCGCCGACACCAACCAGCCTGCGCAGGAAATCCGAGGTGGTCTGCAACGGCTCTTGTCCTGGGACAGCCGAAGTTGTTGGCATTCGGTAGGGCTGTTCTTTGGACACCAGAAACTTGATCTCGCCGTTTGTCCCGAACGGAACACAGGCCAGAGCCACGGCTACCTGGAGGTCACACCCCATCGATAACTCCTAAAACAGAACAAATTTTTCTGGCGGCACTCTCCCAGGAGAGACTTTTGGCGGTCTCAATACCGGCTTCGTTTATGGTCAGCTTTTCCTGTTGACGCTGCTCGTGGATCGCCCTCATGGCTTTTGCGGTCTCGTCTATTGCGGATTCCCGCAACTGATACCATCTCCCCTGCCCCGTGAACCACTTCCCGTCATAGGCAGGTTCAAGGGGACCTGTGGGGATGAGGGTGGCGTTTTGCTTGGTCAAATAATCAAGGTGGGCGGTGCAGGCCGTGGCGATAACATGACGCCCCATCGAAAGCAGCTCGAGGGCTTCCAGGTTCCATCCTTCCCCGCGGCTCGGGAAAACCCCGCAGTGCGCCGACGCAAACAGGGCTGCCACCTCGTTCTGTGTCTCCAAGCGCATGGGGATGCGTATCTTGTCGCCAAGCTTGGATTTCTTGTAGTAGTCCACCCACTCGTTGGTCTCTTCAGGCGTCAGGAACGGGTTGTCACACAACATGACCAATTCGACATCGTCATCCGGCCTGAATGCCTTCAGGAAAGCCTGGAGCAATAGGTCGTGACCCTTGCGGATTTCCCACTTGCCTGCGTTGATGAAGCGGGTGGGGCCTTCTTGGGGGAGGGGTTTATCGCCGAAGATGTTGCGGTCCACGCCGCAATGAATGGTCTCGATTCTGGCTGTCATGCCTGACCGCCTCATCACATCAGCGGACCACTCTCCGAACGCAAACACGCAATCCATCTGGCTGAGTTGGTAGATTTCCTCGTGCTTCAAGGAATCCAGCTCAAAGAAGGTCGCCGCGGAACGCTTGGACTTAGTGGGGTGCTGCGACAAATCCCAGGCGTGCCAGAGGCGGAAGGACGGGTGGTGCGGATTGTAGAACTTGGCCCGCTCCACAGCCTTGGCGAACGCCGCCATTTCGCTGTTGGCGACCACGGCATTGCCGATGGGAAACAGGGCTGGCTTGACGCCGATCTCAATCATCGCCTTCACGAGGTTGCGACCGACCGTGCCATAGCCAAGTTCGTTGACCGGTGAGCAGACATTGATCAAGGGAGGAACTCCGTGTAGTCGTAGGACCAGCGCGGCTCCAGATCGACCACTCCTGAGGGCAGCTGCCCCGACAGGATGCGCTCCTTGATGAAGCCTTCCACCAGAGACGAGACCTTTTCGGAAGACCAGCCGCTGACGTGGTAAGACTGCACGGATGACCAGCGATAAATATAAAAACGATCCTTGTCCGGGATGGTCTTTGAGAATTCGCCATACCTACGGATCAGATCCTGGAACAGCAGGGAATCGGCCCCACACCAGTCGACATGCCGGTACCCACCAACATCCCAAAAGACCTTCTTGGTCAGCATCAGGCAGGAGTGGAACAGGTTGCTGGCATATTCAATGTGACGGGGTTTTTCTTCGTAAAAGCCAAGGCCGGTGTGGAACAACCCCCGCCACATCCCCTCAAAGGAATAAGTCAAACGGTGCGGCAAGAAGATGTCGTCATCGTCCCAGACAGCCAAGATGTCGCCAGTCGCCTCCCTGGCGGTCAGATTAAATTTTTCACCCAGATTGGCGACCCGTTCGGGAAGATTGACTATCTTGACCTCGGGATGGTCAAACCGCAGTTCCTGTTCCGGTAAATCATTAACAATCACCAGCTCCTTGGGGCCAGGATAGTCCTGGAGCAGGAAAGAGTGCATCGCCTCTTCCAGAGCATGGGGCCTGCCGTATGTGGGGCACAGGCAACTGATTTTCGGGTAAATCACAACAAAAAATCCTATTGGGTAGCACAATTGCAACACCCAATAGGAGGATAGGTCGGATATTACAAACGATCAATTATTATTTGAGCTTGGAACTTCAACAACTCGGACATTGCGATACCCGTCCTCAATAAATTCCTGAGCTTTTTTCCAGGCTTTTTGCCAATTGATACCATGATCTGGATAGCTAGCTAGTCGGACGGATCGTTTTTTCTCCGGTGGAGTCCCATGCACCTCGTAACTGGCACACATGGGTCACCCCCTCAGTTTACATTTGTTTCTTCGGTCACTCTCTCAAGAGAAGACATGCGACGGCTGTGATTTTTCACATGGGTCGACAAATCAGCCATATTCCGGACGAGATTTTCTTGGTTGACGGTGATTTTATCTACCGCGCAACTGACATCATCCAGGAATTTGATGTGGCGTTCAGCAACTGGAACAAAAATCCGGTTGGCTGCCCAGATTGCCGCCTTATACAAGGCGAAACCGCAAACACACAACAGGAAGATTGGCAGGCCAAATCTTTCCAGGATTTGCAACGCAGTCTGTGTGTCCATGGCCGTACCTCCGGCGATGCCAGATAGGGATAACACCTACCCAGCAATACACCGTCAAATGGTTACGGCAGCCTTCAAAAACGAGGTCTGAATCCACCCCCGAAGGAGCAGATTCTCCATCGCCAGACTGATCTCCCGGACGCCTCCATGGATGGGGCCATCGTCGGGATGTTCCTTGACCCAGGAGAGGACAATATCTGCCATCTGCTTGGACGAAACCGGAGCTTCTGGCATCAAAGAATAAACCAAACTCTCGGTAGCCGTATCAAACCGGGTCGATGGTCGCTTCGCCGCCTTCACGAAATACGCAATCTGACTCATTATCCTGGGTCCTCCTACCCATATTGACCGGGTAGGGGCAGTGGCGGCACCCGCCGTGGCAACATTTTCCACGGCTCAGAAGGTAAGTCCTTGTCAGGACATAACTTCCGTTTTCCAAATAATAATCCTTCCCCTCGACCAGGCTCACGAAAGCGTCAACAGGTAAAGGGTCTTGTAGGACAGGGCCAGCGCATTGTCGATGATGTTCTGGTGGTAGCTCTGGACACCCGGGATCATTTGGTTGGCTGCCTTCAGGATGGCGCACAATTCCTTGAGGTAAACCACGAAGTCAACATTGGGAGGGGGCGCCTGCACATTCAGGGACAACAGGCCAAATTCACCCTGGATGACCTCAGCCAACTCGTCGGCAATCTCCAGAATACCATCGTAAAACTCATTCATGGCCTTGTGGGCGGCGTAAGAGCGAGTGGCAAGATGGGCGTTGTGGGCTGCTTGACGAGCTTCAAACAACTTGCTGATCAGAATGGAAAAATCCATGGTTTTACCTCGGGTCAGACGATGCTGTTGCCAACACAGAAAAACCCGCGAGAAGATGCAGCTGGCGGGTTGGTCTGGCGCACACTCACCTGAGAAACGGTGGCTGCTTCCGTCCCGCTCGGCAGGACGGAGTAATCGACACCAAAAGCCTTCTTTTTAAGAATCTGCTTTTGTTCAGCGTAAAATTGATCGGTGATGACCTGGGTTGTCTGGGTCAGGGCTTCATTGCCGTGCGGAATCATCTGCCCGGAAACGACAGGATTGCCATAGAGATTGGGCATGGGTCTAGTCCTCTGGGGGTGGATAGCGTAATTGAATACACCACCCCAGAAGACCAGACCCCCCAGACAAAATCAGGCGGTGATCTTGTCGTTGCTCATTTTTCTCAAGTCGATAGCCACAACATCCTTGTCAAACAGACCGCCCCCCTGATTGATCCTGGAGACCAGATTGTTCAAGGCCTTGACATCAATCGGTTTGCCGTGCTTCCGTTTCATTTTTTTCAGATTCACACCCAGAGAACGATAAGATGACGCACGAGATAAAACTATATCTTTAGACATACTTTGAGTGTTTTTGGCCTTGGCAACCCGTCGCAATTTTTCAACCACTTCTGGAACCGACTCACTGGTCTCCCAAGCCATGATGAACTCTTCTGGTGAAACCTGATAATTAGTCTTCATAACAACCCCCCAATAATAGTGTTCCCCCAAAACCTAAGTACGACATTAAACACACAATCGAACATCCTATCGGCTACTTTCCCCCGTGAGCCGACACTCCATTATTGTTCAATCGGCCAATAAGTAAAATTATTTTTTTACGCCTTGCCGATAAAAAGCCTCAAAACTATTGTTTAAGTACTATCCTGCAAGGGGTATGACTCTCCGGCCAGAAACCTCTGGCAGAGTCAAAAGGCCTCCGGGGAGTGATGATCCCCGGGGGCTTTTCTTTTGCCAACAAAAAAACCCGCCCGGAATCATCCGGACGGGCTTGTCTTTAAGACTGTTTTTTAAGTTAGGAAGCCAGGCCAAGAACTTTGTCCACGGTCTCTGTCTTCATAGCCCTAGCCCGGTTGCGGAGACCATCCCACTCGTTGCCGGACAAACCAGCCAGTTTGCCGCCAATGATATCAAAGCTGTACCATTGCTCGTTGGACAAACCCTGCCCGGCCCGGGTGAAGGCGTTGATCACCCCGAACAGGTTGTTGCGGCTGGAGTCGGCCGCCAGCAACTCTTCCTGGTAGGCGCCCAAAACCTTGCTGATGGGTTCGCGGGCAATCTTGAACTCGGTAGCCAGGGCAGCGAAAAGCGGGTAAATCGAACCGCTGTCCCATTTCTTGGCCCGGGTATCTAGCAGTTGACCGATACCGCGGGGCAACAGGGGAATCTGGTTTTCCAGATTTTGTCGAATCGCCACATACAGGACTTCGTAGTCCGGTTCGCCATTGTGGCGCATCTTCAGGGATTCGCCCTTCTTCTGATCCCAGATGCACCCGTTCATGCAGATGGCCCGGAAAACAGACGGCAACGAGAACAGGTGACGGGTGCCGACCTCGGAGTTGCCGATAGACAGCATTCCACCGTAGTCGCTGTCGGACTCTTCCCGGATGGAATCTGGGATCAGGATGTTGCCGTAAATCGTGTCGCTATCCCCCCGCCAGTGCGACAACATGCCGCCAGGTATGATTTCCTGGAGGGTCTTGAGGAACCATTCGTTGTTGACCTCCATGTACCGGTTGCTGAGGACGGCGCGAAGGGTGCCATCCTGACGGCAACGCCAGAACAGGTTCTTGTCGCTATCAAGATGGCGCAGACCGTTCTCAAAAACACGAACCAGCGTCTCGTGATCTTGGGTGTCGGTGCTGGCATACAGCTTCGTCGGCAGGAAGTTGCCGACATTTGCCCAGCGGGAAAGCTGGTTGAGGGCGTGTTGGGTGGGCTTGAAATCCCTGCCGGAAGCCTGGTCGCGGATGACAAAACGGCCAGAGTCGGTCAAAGCGGGACGGAACTGGGTGATCGTTGCCTCAAAATCTTCCGTCTGGCTGCGTCCGTCGTAAAGCCTTTCCAGGCCTTGATCAAAAGTGATGCACTTGTCCAGCCACTTCTTGGACAC